TCACCCGTTCTCCCTATCAGGCTCGTAGGTGTCGCCGTCGAACTCCTGCTCCGCCAGCCAGGCCAGCACCCGGCCCATCCCAATGTCGTCCAGGCCCTTGTACGGGCGCGGATCCTCCAGCAACGTCGGGATGCCGGACGCGGTCCGATCCTCGGCCCAGATGTAGTCCTTGCCGCCGAAGACGTCATCGATCCATATGGTCGGCCGGTCGCCAATGAACTTGGTCACCGGCCCGAACTTCGCCGTATAGCCGAATCCTGTGCCGCCGTACCGGCCGACCTCGATCTGCGGGAGGTCCTCCGGCAACCCGAGTTGCCTGGCCATCCATGCCAGTGCGGACGGCTCCGTCCTCCAGCTCGTCGCCCAGACGGCCTCCACGCGCGGCAGCACCTCGGCCAGCCAATCGGCGTGCGCCGGATTCACCCAGGCGAACCCAGACCGTTCCGGCCCGGAGTACATCCTGCGCTCGTAGCCGTCTGGCGCATCATCAGAAATCGGGTTGAAGACGCCGTCCACATCCATCACCAGATAGGGCTTCACAGCGAGCCCCCGTTCTTGAGCGGGTCGTCCTTCAGAGCTTCCGCAATCATCTGGTCCATCAGCATCTTGGCTTCGTCGGCCAGCCCCGACATGATGCGCTGGTACTCATGCAGCGCCGCCGTCTGCTCGGCCTGGTTTGCTCCCTGGGCCTTGCCGACGAACAGGTACACCTTCTTCTGATTCTCCTTGAGTACGTTCCAGGCCGCCTGGACCGCGCGCAGCCGCGCCATCTGCTCGTCGCTCACTCGTCATCCACCACTTCATTCAGCGGGAACTCCTCGGCGCTGGCCATCCAGTCCGTGGTCCAGGCCATTGTCCCGTTCTGCGTTATCCAGACCGTTCCGTCCAGGATCTTCTCGTTCGCGTAGACGGTCACGGCGTTGGACAGTCGCCGCACCGTGAGCTGCTCGCGCTCCTCCCGGCCGCACAGGACCTTGACCACGGCCTTGCGCATCTCCTCCTCTGTCGTGCACACAGCGACCTGAGTGGGGGCGAACGGCTCCAGTCCGTTCCGCCTGCGGTCGAGCGTCACCACCCACGCCTTCTCCAGCTCTGGCCGCTTCGCAGGCTCGGGCGTCACCGTCGGCGGCATGCACAACAGCGCGGCGGCCACGTCGTGCAGCGCCTCCATCTCGGCTTCGCGGTACTTGCGCATGTCCTTGTCGTTGAAGGTGTAGTTGTGCCCACCCCAGAACCAGAGCCGCTCGTACCGCTCGGCGAGTTCCTGCTGGACCGTCTCCATGTAGGCCAGCGCCACGGCGCTACCGGCCACGAGCGGGCGCAGGTGCCGGAAGATGTCCTTCTCCAGCGTCGGCTTGCTCACGCCGCATCCTCCTCCCACGTAAAGACGGTCTGGTCGGCCAGCCGCGCGACCTTCCATGTCTCGACCCAGACCTTGCTCCTGTCCTCGTCGGGCCAGCCGCCGTGCTCTGCGTACATTCGCCGGAGCGTCCGGAACACGCAAACCTTGTCCTCCGCCAGCTCCAGAACCTCACCGAAATTGATCGTCGGCTTGCCGTAGTGCTGGCCCACGAAGACGACCTTGTCTCCCAGCTCCAGCTCTTGGCCGATTGCGTCGCGGGTCACTTCGCCTCCCTTTCGGCCGCCCACTTGTCGAGCAGCTCGGCCAGCTCTTCGAGCTGCTCCAGGTTGAGCTTGGCCCCGAAGCGGATGTCGATGTGACGCTCGCGGATGCGCGTCATGGCGTCGGCGTAGCGCACGTCCCGCTCCGCCTGGGCGACCGTCTTGACGTGCGTCCAGGACTCCTTTTCGTTCTTGTTGCCGGTGTCCAGGCGGAACGTCGCCACGTGCTGGTTGTGGGAACCCCACTCGACGTCAAACAGAGCCCGGCGCACAGACGTCACCCTGCCCGGCCGTCCACCAGGAGGCTGGCTCTTGTCATAGCGCTGGAAGACGCGGACCTCGTCTCCCTCCTTGACCTCGATCACGACGCCTCCTGGCGGGCGAGCTGGAGGAAGGAGCAGGCGTGCTCCGGAAGCGATTCGAGAGACCTCGGTCGCAGGCGAAGACCGCAGTCGTCGCACAGGACACTGCCGGACATGGCGAAGTCCCTCTCAGCATCGTAGGAGATGGCCTCCGAGACCATGTCCCGGCTGAGCGTCCACTGGACGTGCCGGGAGTCGTTAGGCGAGATCGGCAAGAGCGACTCGGCGACGAGTCCCTCATCCCGGTAGTGGATGATGTCGGCCTGCTTGCCTTCGATGATGACGGGCATCCCGGCGTACAAATCAGCATGCGTGAGCATGGGTCTCCTGAGGGGTGGGGGATTTCAGGAGACCCATCTTCCTCTCCCGGTTTGGTAAACGCAAGCGGGCGCGGAGCGCCCGAAAACTACGCCTCCACCGTGACGTCCAGGCCCAGCTCCTTCAGCTCAGCCTGGAGGTCGTGCAGAGTGCTCGCCAGGCCCTCCATCTCGTCCTTGGCCTCGGCGAGGGTCTCGCGGTCGCCCTCCTTGTCAATCCAGGTCGTGGCGTACCCGACGAAGTTCTCCGTCGTCTCGATGTACTCGCCCAGCTTCTCCTCGATCGTTTCGAGGTCGGCCGTCAGGTTGGCCAGGGCAGTGAGGTGCTCGGCGATCTGCGGGAAGATGCCGCCCAGCTCCTCCAGCGCCTCGGCGTGCTCCACGAGGCTCGGCAGCTCCGTCTCCGTGAGCGACTGGACCTGAGTACGGCGGATCTCGGCATAGCCGGACAGGGTCTCGAACTCCGCTACGACCTCGGCCGCGTGGTCGCGGTTGTACGGCTTGCCCTGGAGCATCTTCTCCAGCGGGGTCAGTTTGGGCATAGGCATGCCAAGGGCTCCTGTCGCCAGGTGTGTGTTTGGGATGGCTCCACTCTTGCAGCCCCCGGCCGCCCGCCGCAACTGACGTCTGCGCAGGTCAAGATGCGTTTCAGAGGCCGTTTTTAAGGCTCGCGCACGCGTAATTAAGCGTTTCCCCAGCCCGCGAGGACCTCTCCGGCCCGCACTACGCGGGATTCTGGACGTAAACCTCGCCCGCAGCCGCGTAGAGCCACAATGTCACGGTTGCATAACACTGAGGTCCTGTCCGAGGAGCCGGTTAGGCTCCGGTTATGAACCTGCAAGAGATCATCGCAGCGAAGCGCCGAGAGTACGGAGCGGCCGAGTGGCGGCGCATGGAGCTGGAGGCCGAGCAGGCGACCGGCACGTGGATCGACTACCGGCGCGGTGTTGAGTGCTGGCGCTGCGGTCACACCAGCCGCCCCTGTGCCTGCCCCGAGTAGTCGCAAACGCGAAGGCGGACCTCCCGGCGACGTCTTGCTGTTCTTACGGGGAAAGCGCGACGGCAATCCTCGATGAAGGGCCGGGAGGCCCGCCACGTGCGCGGGAGGTGTTCATGTGGCCATAACCACCGTAAGGCTCTCTCGGGCCTCAATGGAGCCCGCGCACGCAACGAAGATACGCCTGCGCCCATGCTCCGGCAAGGCAATCACCAGAACTTGACGCCCTCACTCTGATTCGACCCAGAAGGTGGACGAGGCTCTGCCCGTGGCGTCGTACGTCAGCTTGACGATCTGCTCCGAGTCCGGCTGACCCAGGCACAGGCCGAACTCCTCCGCCAGCAGGCCCCGGTACTCCTCGTCCGAGATTGGCTCTCTGTGCCACGTCGAGACCGTGGCTGTTCCGTCTCCGTGATCACGCAGCACCGTGATCATCGTCTGCGGGTTCCCTCTGGACACGGGTTCGACCTTTCGCCGAATTAGCCCTAATTAATTGCTAATTAGCTCGAAGCGAATTAAATCTATTGCACGTGCAATTAAGGGACTGGCTCCTCGCGGTGTTAGGCGCACAGCAAGGAGCCAGCCGATGCTCCATCCTGCCAGCTCGACCAGCTCGACGGTCACCGAATCCCCGCAATTCCCCCGATTCGCCGCTTGTGACGTTACGTTAGCTAGCAGGTGCCGCACGTACAGGCCACTGTCTTCACTCTCTGTACTCCCGCCGCGTGGCTGGTCGGGCCGCTAGGAGGGACCCGCAAGATCATTTAAGGGTGGGGGGTGCCTGTCAAGCGCGAGCGGCTGTCACAGCGCGTTCTAGACCTGTTGCAGAACGCTAGAGAGACTTGTGAGAATGGCACTACTCACACATAGGACGTGACCAGGCACGATGTCACACAGTGATTTCTATACCATACGTGTCAAGCTCACGCTGTGTATCTAGACCAATCTCGGGGAAGCCCTACCGGCCACTGTCAGGAAATGATCTTCGGAGTCTGACAGTGCTGCCCGACCAACGGGAAACGGGAACGAATCCCCACTACTCTGGTTGGTTAACTGACAGCTATGTAAGGACATAAGCACAAAAGCGCTTGCAAGCCGCTTGCTCCAGCAATCACGGAATGCGCTTATATAAGTCAATTCGCATAGTTCCGACGGCGCGCGTGGCGCGCACGGAACGGGGGCACGCCGGGAAATCCATAGATGCCTCTATGCGTCTCTGTAGTACATCTAGGAGGCTCTATGGGCCTTGTTTGGTAGTCATTCCCCGAGCCCGATTTTCTCGCCTCTATGGTGCCTTGTAGGCCCGTAAATTCGTTCTCGGAAACCTATTGACTCTCTACTCGGATCGAGTAGTCTATGGATTGTTCGGCCAGCGGGAACGGCCGGACCGGTCGCCCCACGAGCCACGATCCCCGCAAGGGATACGGGCACGGAAGCGGGTATGAGGGCCGACAATTGCATATGACTATGAGCGTGGAGAGGGCTTGCCCTTCCGTGCCCCGACTTTTCCAGGATGCTCGCGTTTCAGCCTGCGCATTGCGCGGCGCGCTTGAGCGGTCGGTGACACGCACGGACGGCAAGGGTCTAGCTAGGTCTTATTTAGTCATGCGCGGGAGTCGGTCAGATTCTTGAGTATTCAATAGTGGATTTGGGAGCACTGGACTTGTACCAATGCCCTGATGTGCCTATCTCGCAGTGTGGCAAGCGCACTGTGAGACTTGCGCGATGATCTCTCGCCGAGATACGCGGACCGTTGTCTCGCCCCGAAAATTTGGGCTGGTTGACCGGGAGCCGCTGGGTCAAGTTGTGGGAGCGTAGGCACATGTGGTTAGCCACCACGAAGGGAGCGCGTAAGCGCACGTCGCAAGCCGTAAGTAGGTCTTGGACCGGTGCCCCGGCGCGGACAGCAACGCACGAACCTTATTCACCGCGCCACACGCTAGAGATTGGCCTAGCGAACCAATCTCTTGTGTGTTCTCTGTACGGGCAGACGCGCGTACCGGGAATATGCACAAAGGCGAATCGTAGAGAGGTAAGAGAATGATCACTCTCGAATACAACCCGTTCGCGAAGCAATTCGACGTCAAGCGGGATGGCGAATACATCGGTTTGATAGAGGAGAACCACGAGACTTACCGGGCGCGTAAGATCGGCTCAAGTTTCGCGAACACAACACAGAGCATGTGTGACGCAATCGACTTCATCACTGAGGGGAAGTAGGTAGAGGCATGGCAGACAACATCGCTCGGCAAGCGCTTATCAATCGGGCGCGGAAGAACAACCACTACTTGCGGCGCGGGCTCATCTCATGGGCGGATTGGGCCGAAGAGGTGCGCCATATCCAGGCGTACGCATGGCACGTGGTCGGCTAGTGATGGCGAAACGCTCGTCTCCCTAACCGGGAACGTGCGTCGTGCGTAGTTGGTCACTGCGCACCTGATGAGCCAAACCCAGCTCACAGCACCAACACACAGAAAGGCGGTAGACCCATGGCACAGGGACACATGGCGAACGTGCGGGCCGACGGGTACATGGCGCTCGTGATCGGAGCCGCGTTTTCGGACGGCTGGCATGTGGAGCAGACGGAAGAGGCTACCTACATCTTCACCAGAGGTGACGAGACGGTCACACTGCCGTTCGTGGAGAACATGCGCGACGCGTTCGATGTCCTGCACTTCGCCGAGCGCTACGGGCTCATGAGCAAGATCACTGGCAAGCGCTGACCTTACTTCCGTGTTTCCCTATGTGCTAGCGTCTACCAAACCGGGAGGCGCTAGCACACAGCTCACACGCCCTCACCAGGGCATCTCTGTGCCCACACCCCAGAAAGGCGGCAAATCATGGTCTCGTTCCTTCCGGATGGCGCGTACGACCGCGACCGTACCCAGACTCCCTACACGTGCCGAATCTGCGGAAAGGATAGCTGGGTATACAACCCAACCAACCCGAGCATGTTCCGGAGCACGCCGACGGCACACAGCTCATGTGAGAACGCGATCGGCTACACCAACGCTGACATGCGGCGTGCCACGCTGGCGGGCGATGAGCTGGGCGCGTTGCACCACTACGGCCGGTACCTCCGTGCATGCGCTGGTAACCCGGATCCCGACTCATGGGACCTGCCGTCGCTCCAGCAGTATCCCCACATTCGCTAGGCGAAACGTGCGTCTACCTAACCGGGACGCGCGTCATGCCGGGATTGGTTACCCGGCGTCTGACGAGCCAGACCGCGCACGGCAGAACCCCAACCATCACACAGAAAGAGGGACACCTATGTCTCGCGAGTCCATGACCTGGCTGAACACTCAGACTCTCATCGGCTTCGCCGCGAAGCGTGGGAAGGCGTGGCACTACCGGTCGGAGGAGCAGGGCGCGGAGTCGAACCACTACGACGGCGCTATCCCGCTGGAGGACGTCAAGCGGCGGCTGTTCCACTGGGAGCCGCTGGAGATGCCCATTTTCACCATCATCCCCGCACAGATCACGGCGGACGGCGTCCAGCCTGCCCGCATCGTGCGCTTCAAGGACCGTAAGTCCATCCTTCGCTCTGACGAGATGGAGACGGTCGGTATCGACGTCGCCCACATCAGCGCGCTTGCGGCTAACCCGCATGTGGAGCTGGAAGACCTGGCGGACAAGGGCGTCCTTGCTGGCTTGGACGGCAACGCGCTGGGTGTGTTCATGGACAGCTACCAGCCGCACCCGTACGCGCAATGGCTGCTCATGAACGTTGAGCGCATCCTTGACGGCAACCTCTCCATCGGCTCGGCCGGTCTGCTCAAGGGCGGAGCCCAGGCTTGGGTGTCCGTCGAAGTTCCCGAGAACATCAAGACGCCGGAAGGTGTGGACTTCCGCCCGAATCTGCTGGCCACCACGAGCTTTGACGGCTCGCTCGCCACCACATACAAGAACGTGGTCACGGTGGTTGTCTGTGACAACACGCATGCGGTTGCCATGCGAGAGAAGGGGCAGGCGTTCAAGGTTCGGCACAGTTCCAAGAGTCTGAACAAGATTCAGGACGCGCGGGCCGCGCTGAACATCGTCTACGACACGGCCGACGCGTTCCAGCAGGAGGTTAAGCGGCTGTGCGAGACAACGGTCACTGACAAGCAGTGGGCCGCGTTCATGAATGAGCTGGTGCCCGTTCCGACCGACCCGAAGAAGAAGCAGGGCATCACCATGGCGGAGAACAAGCGCGCCGAGTACGCCCAGCTCTGGAACTGGGATGAGCGTGTCAGCCCGTGGAAGAACACCGCATGGGGCGTTCTCCAGGCGGTCAACACCTACGACCACCACAAGGGCATCGTGAAGGGTGCCACGCGGGCCGAGCGCAACATGTCCAAGATGGTCAAGAACCACTTTGAAACCCTGCGTACCGACACGCTGGACACGCTGAACAAGGTTCTCGCGACGGTGTAGGCCGCTCATGGGAGCGTCTCTCTAACCGGGAGATGCTCCCACCCCTTCCCCGATTTCTAGGCGAGCTAGGGGGACGCACGGGCCGCGTGTCCGTGCCTCCCTCAGTTCGATGTGACGTCGGACTCCCCACACAGAAAGGCGGTAGATCCGTGCTGCTCAACAAGCTCCGCACGTCCGATGCGGTCGCTAAGTTCCTCCGGCAGGCCGGTTGTCTGGGTGTGCAGATGGACAGTAGGACATGCCCGGTCGCGCAGTACATGCGGCGGTGCTATCCGCAGGCAAAGAACATCTCTGTCGGATTGCGTTTCTCGCACATCAACCTCCGTTCTGGTCTGCTCGTGATCAGGCACTCAGATGCGGTCAAGCTGTTCGTTGAGAGTTTCGACAGCGGGTATTACCACGACCTGATTAGCAAGCGTAACGACGCCGACCAGCGTTAGCCATGCCTGCATATCCGCTCGGATTCATAGAGGCGCTCTCTGATGACTCGCCCGAAATCCGAGAGGATGCGGCGCGCTGCATCATCGAAGAACGCGAGGTAGAGCTAGCGGGCCTTCAAGCACGCCTAGCAGTCGCGAACACCGCAACCCGACGCCGGAATCTCCAGACGCGTCGCAAAGCCCTTAGAAACAACATCAGCGCTTGGCAGGCGTACATAGATGACGGCTGCCCGCGCTACGCACCTTCATAGGAGTGAGTGTGTCTGAGATCCACGAGAGCACGCCCGAGCAGCCTGTTTATCTGCGGTTCCTGGTCGGCCGAATGGAGTTGCTGCATCAGGTCACCATTCCGAGCGACAACGCGGGCCGCGTGGAAATGGCGCTGGTTGTTCTGCGACGGGAGCACGACACCACGCCTTACATCGTGTGCTACGTCAGCGAGCATTCCGCGAAGTTCGGGGAGTGGTTTGAAGGTTTCTACACCTCCGATCACGTCACCGCATACGTGGAAATGGCGCGACGGGCAAAGCTCTACGGCATCGAAGTCAAGTAGGCGAAACGCGCGCTACGGCGCGTGTCGTGTCGGGAGTCGTTACCCGATGCCTGATGAGCCAGACCACACAGAAAGGCGGGAGAAATGGCACCTCGCATTGACAAGAACCTGGTGATCGTTCTGGACCACACGCGATTTCAGGGGTTCGGTCACATCTACGCCAAGCCGTTCGTAGAGAACAACGGGTTCGAGCCGACCGGTAAGGGTGATCTCCTAGCCCCCGGACTTGGTAGCCGGTGGGGCTGGGAGCGTAATTACAACTGGCTGCGTGATCTCCGAACGTCAGCGCAATACACCATTGGGCACGCGGACGGAGGCTTGTACGGCTACGACATCCACTATTCACAGCCGTTCAGTGTCCAGCTCTACCAGGCGGAGGCGATGGTTAAGGCACTCCGCAAGATCCATCGAGAGATGGACAAGCTGAAGAGCACTCACGGCTACCCCGATTCCTATGGGGAGTACGTCGCGCACTTCGCTATAGCTATCGGCTGCAACCGCTTCGCCACCTGGCAGAACGGCACGCGTAGCTACATGTGGATGAACACAGCCGAGATGCGTACTTGGGTGGAAGGCGTCTTTCGCGAGGCGGTGGCGGCCTGACATGGAAGACGTACGCGAGGCTGACAGGCCCATGGTGGGCATTGTGGCCTGGTCCAATCAGGTCTGTGTCTACCGTCTCCCCGATTACGCCGATTGTTTCCAGTCGATTGCCGTTCTCTGGGGTGAATACCTCTCGGGAACGGTAGTGCTGGAAGTGACGCCGGACGCATGGGAAGCCGAGCGAGACGAGCTGCTTTCCGCGCCGGATATCACGGTAGCGACCTTCGGTTTCTAGGCGGTCTAGGGGGATGCGCGGACACGCGCCGCGCGTCCCTCAGTCCGATGTGACTCCGGACTATTCCCCACTGCTAGAAAACCGTGCGTCTCTCAAACCGGGAGGCGTGCGGCGCAACGCCCAAAGGATGAGCCGTGACACCTATTCCCCTCCCGGTTTCTGACGAGACGCACGAGCGTTTCGTGGCCAACATCATCTACACGTACGGCCACGCGACACAGGACCAGTGGGAGCGCGGTAAGACCTGGTATCACCAGGCTAACCAGCTCGCCGCGATGATCTCGGGTGGCGACGTAGTGACCGGTGCAGGCGTCATCGCTGCCCTGTCGAGTAACAAGCGGTGGAGCGATAACACGAAGCTGGCTGCTCGCGCGTTCCTGCGTGGCGAACCGTCGGGGCACGTCGGTGATGCCCTGACGAAAGCGGCTCGGATCATGGCGGGCGAGCGGCCTACTGATGTTCTCCCCATGTCCAGCAAAACGGGCCAGTTCTTTCTGTGCATCGCCAATCCGGCCGATCCTCAGGCGGTCTGTGTGGACCGGCACGCGCACGACGTAGCCGTTGGCGTGAGGTACGGCAGCGAGAATCGCGGCCTTAGCTCTAAGGCGCGCTACCAGGCCATCGCGGACGCGTACAGAGATGCCGCGCGGCGGCTTGATGTCCTTCCCCTGACGGTTCAAGCCGTCTGCTGGGTTGTCCAGATCGAAAGCAGCAACTAACACAGAAAGGCGGAAGTTATGTCCACAGAGTTTCTGACCATGGCTCGCGACGTGGCCCGTGAAATGGGCGGCTGGGATGTGCGGGGCGGTCCCTGGCCGAATCAGTTCTACATCTACGACGGCGACCAAAAGCTGTGCCTGACGTTCGACGACCTTGACGACACAGGCCGGGTCAACATCAGCACCAGCTACCCGGAACGGTCGGGCGAGGTATACGGCGTGAGGCAGTACAACATCGGCGTGTCCTTCAAGCGCGGGGCGGCGGTGATCGCCCGCGAGATCAAGCGGCGGCTTCTGCCTAACTACCTGGCGGAGTTGGAGCGCGTGAAAAAGGAAATCGCCGAATTCGTAGAGGCGGAGCGCCGACAGGTGGCCAACGCTAAGGCGATAGCTGGCGCTCTCGGCGTGGAGTGTGCGGCGGTTGTTCACCCCTCCGGCATCTACGTGCGTACCGGATACAGCGGCGACTACCAGGACGTTGGTCGCCCCGAATTCCGCGTGTTGGGAAGCGGAAATGTTGAAATCAAGATCCATGCGCGGGCCGACGTCGCGCTGAAGCTCGCCGAATTCATGGCGACAATCAAGTAACAACGGTCGCGAGCGCTTCTGGCATCGCCCGGATTTCCGGGCGGTGTCAGTGGCACGGCGAACGTGTCAGCCACACACAGAAAGGCGGTAATGATGAAGCTGCTCAGTCTGTTCAAGCGCACGCCGCGCTACATCGTCGAGATCGCGCACGACGAGCTTTATGCCACATGCCTTAACCCCGACTGCCCGATGGACCTGGAGCAGATCAAGCTCCTAGACAACGGGGATGAGGCGGCCTATCACATCGCGGTCTATCAGGTGTGCCCCGATGGCCACGGTAGCGAGTGCCCGCATGCCAATTTGATCGCCGACACCACCTGTATCGCGGACTACGGCCTTCCTACGGGGCGATACAGCACCCCGGACGACATCGGCGGATCTGACTATCTACGCGATGTCGCTAGCGGCATCTGGCCTGGAAAGGTGGCGGCGTAATGAATGAGCGGTCGCGACTCTGCGTGCCCATCGAGCGGGAGATTTACCGGCTGCTGCTGGAGCGCGTCCCGAACAATGCAGACCGGCTCCCCACGTTCGAGACCATCAACGATATGGACGAGCAGGTAGCCCATGCGGCTATGAACTGCATAGAGAACTATCTGGCGGACAACGGAAGCCTGTGGCACTTCACCAGGCGGAGGCGCGTACGCGAGTGGGCCGAGAACACCCTTAAGCGATTCGGTCTCTAAGAGAAAGGCGGATGTAATGAACGTTGCCCAAATCATCTGGTCTATGTCGCGGAGCCTCTCCCGATATGAGAATGCCCGCACGATCCTCGGAGAGACGTACGCGAAGCTCAGCCGTACCGATGTGCCCCCGCTAGACAGCGCACGGGAAGCGCTCGCGTACGTGACAGACCACATCGGTTATGCACCCGGTCAGTCGCCAGACACCACGCTCAATGACGCGGTGGCTGTGCTGTCCATGTACGTGGCGATTCTCACTTTGGCCGACAAGTACGAGAGCTAAGGGAAAGGCGGAAGTAATGGCACGCAAGGTAAAGCCGATGTGGACTCTCGTGCAGCACAGCGCTTATGGATGGGACCGCAAGGAGGGGTTCCGGCACATGGTAGAGACCAGGTCTGTTCTCGATCGTGTCCAGCAGCGGGAGATTGAGCGCCTGGGCGGCCTGCTCTTCGAGAGCTACACCGACGCCGATGAGGCGGAGTACCGGGAGAACTACCCCGAAGGTGCCGATCTCCTCGCCGGGAAGGTACGCGGCACCTTCGCCGAGTACAACCTTGACGGACTGAAGCTCTACATTCCCGCGAAAGACGACACGGCCTAACGGGTCCTCTGGTCACCATGCCTGCCCCGAATTCTGCGGTGGGCATGGGCGGCTGGGGCGTCCGCTAGGGCGATCACACAGAAAGGCGGGAGATGGGAAAGCACCGCAAGACCAGCATGCCGAATCCGACCAGCAACGTGGCCAACGAGCACGGCGCGATGCTGGCGAGGTTCGGAACGACGGCACCCGAGGCCGAAACTCTCCTCCGTTTCGGCTCTTTGGTCCTGTCCAACATCGCTACTGGCTTCGCTCCTGATCGGGCAACGGCGGCGGCGCTGCGCTCCTTCAGCGATCCGGAAAACGTGGTCGAACTGGGGGCGTCGGTCTGGGAACGCATCGAAACCGAATAACACAGAAAGGCGGTAGAACAATGCGAGACGTTCACCTGGAATTCCGGGACAGCGTCGGCTGGTGCGGGACGGCACCAGAGGATGAGAACAAGATCACGGATGACCGGCAGCTCGCCACTTGCGACGACTGCCGTACGGCATGGGAGAACTTCGACGCCTCCCACGATGCCGAGCTGCCGGAGGACTACGACGGGTCCGAGCCGGAGCTACTGGCCAAGATGCGCAGGATCCAGGCCGGTGTGGCGGGCCGCATCGGAAACACCCTGATCGACATGCAGAGCGCGAACCTCTGGGTGCAGGCATACGAGAAGGGCAACGACAACACCAAGGCCAAGCTACTGGAGATGGATCCGGGAACGGCGTGCCTTGCGCTCTGGCGCATTGTTGGGCGGTCGAAGTGACCGCCCTTGAGATTGCTGCTCGGGCCGCGTTCTACGCCCGGCAGCGAGAGGCACAGGCGGTCGTGACGGACCTGAGTCGGCGGGAGCGCGCGGCGCGGCGCTCGGGTGACCGGGCGCACGTACGAGCCATCCGGCGCGAGGTGCGGCGCATCCGCTCCGAGGCATCGGCCTAAACACCACACACAGAAAGGCGGTAGTAATGGCAGAGATCGAACAGCGGGAGATCCTCCTCCCCGAAGGCAATGTGTTCGTGTCCATCGAAGAGGCTCGGGGTGAGCGCGGGGAGCTGCCCACGTTGCGCGTGGCGACGTCAACCCACACAGGCACCGACGCCGTAGAGACCACGGTCAAGATCAAGGCGCACGAGTACACCTTCCTCATGCGGGTCATGCACGGGACGAAGAAAACGTGGTTGTACTCCCGCCAGGAGTGGCAGGAGGAGCACGGATGGCACACGGCAGACAACGAGCACATTCGAACGGCGGGCGGTAACGAGCTGGGCCGGTACTCTCCTACCGGCGAGCGGCTGGCCAACGTCGCCGTCATCGCAGCACAGGAGTACGAGAAGCTCGTACCTGACTGGCGCGTGCGCAGCAAGATCGCGGCCATGCACAAGGCCATGAGAGCCGATTGGCACAGCTACTACCTGAACACGCGCGAGGCGGTAGGGCTGCGGCTGCACTGCGCGGAGTTGGAAGAGGGTATTCGCGCGCTGCTGCCTGACCTCACTGAGGACCTGCCTCTGCCCGATTTCGCTCTCGACCTCAACCAGCCCCACTTCCGCGAGATCTACGGCGAACACGAGTGGTGGCACACAGAGGGCGACGTCTACGGAAACCCCGGCATGTGGCACGTGCCTGGCTGCCCGGTGACGTGGCGGGCCGGTGCGGTCCGCAAGGAAACCGCGCCCATCATGCGACTCCTGGTGAAGGGCGGCGCGCTGTGCGGCTGCGTGCCTGACAAGACCACGGCTGTGGAGATGCCCGACGGCAGCCTGCGATGGCGGCCAAGCGGCCTGGCCTGGCACCGCTGGGCGGTGGTTGAGAAGGTCGCCGAGGAGTCACGGCTGGTGAGCTGGCACCTGACAGAGGACGACGTCATAGCCGCTGTCGGGCGAAGCCAGAACCCCACGGCGTGGGCCGCTCGCGCATACCTCACGCAGCCCTAGCGGGTCCTCTGATCACCGCGCGTCTACCTAACCGGGACAGGCGCGCGGCCGGTCGGGGCGTCCGCTCGGGCGATCACCAACACACAGAGAAAGGCGGTAGATCCGTCATGCCCAAAGTCCTGATCTTCCCTTACCAGCGTCCCCAGAGCCGAGTTCCCGACGTGCGCGGCCTGGGCTGGGTGGCCCGTCGCGCCCTCATGATGCGGGCGTCATTCAAGCTGGAACGCCTGGAGAAGGGCACGAGCATCCTCATCGGCCAGACCTTCGACGGCGACGAGCGGACCAAGCTCAAGGCGCAGCTCCAGCAGATCAAGGCGGATCTCCGCGCTATCCGGAAGTACGCCAGCGATGGTTTCCCGGCTATCCGGGAGGTCTGAGTGCTCGCCCGATTTTTCTGCGGTGCCCCTGAGCTGAGCTGGGCAGAAGAGCACGGCGACATAGGGCCGTTGTTCATCAGCTTCAACCGCATTTCCCGGTTAAAGTTTCGGCCGATCATCATCACCACGGATTTCGCTATCGACTCAGGCGGCTTCACACAGCTTTCCAAGGGCGGTTGGCCTGATGGCTGCGAAGAGCCCTACATCGCCGCGATTCGCAGGCTCAAGCGGCACATCTGGAAGGGTGCGCAGCACCTTCAGTGGATTGCCCCGCAAGACTGGATGTGCGAGGAAGAGCAGCTAGCCAACACCGGCCTTACGGTGCTCGAACACCAGCAGCGCACCGTACAGAACTTCGTTCGCCTCACCGAACTTGCCCCCGATCTTCCATGGGCCATGGCGGTGCAGGGCACGAAACCGTCTGAGTATCTCCGCATTCTCGACATGTACGCGGATGCGGGAGTGGATCCCCACGCGCAGAAGATCGTCGGTGTCGGTTCGATCTGTCGTATTCAGCACACAGACCTGGCCGTAGAGATCATCGAGTCCTTGCACAATGCCGGGCTGCGGAAGCTGCACGGATTCGGGCTGAAGACTGAGGGGCTCGCAAAGGTCGGGCACCTTCTTACCTCCGCCGATTCGATGGCCTGGAGTGAGCACGCCCGGAAACAAAAGATCCGTCTCGACGGGTGTCCACACAAGCGGTGCGTCTCTTGCCCGAAGTACGCCAAGCAATGGCGGAACAGGCTCATCCAGCGCGGCCTAGCCGCTTAACACAGAAAGGGGAAAGAAATGACGGATCTCAAAGCCTGGCATATGAACGTGCCGGAGCTGGGCGCGTGGAACGAGGTCGCGACCGGTGCATGGCAGCTACACAACTTCGGCAAGCAGCTCGACGACATCGCCTTTCAGGTGCTCAAGCAGGCGCGGCACTACCCGAAAGCCGCTGAGCAGGTGATCACTGGGCTGAACGAGCAGATTGCCCACCTGGTCAAGCTTCGTGACGACCTGACCGCGTTCAACCAGAACCAGCGCTAGCCCCTACCCAATCACACAGAAAGAGGGAAGTAATGCCCTTCGACAACCCCTCCCTTCTCGTCACCTTCGTTGGTGAGGGTGAGCACCGGCACGAAGAGCTGGAGTTCGACCTGCTTGACGTCGAGCTGGCGGAGCTGCAAGACGAGATCCGGAAGGCCATTGGGCCGTGCTACACGATCGAGACGGACGACGACGACTGGGAAGGCGTTGCCGTCGCAGAGGCGGCGTCGGCGCACGACCTGTGGCAGCTCGCCCGGACGGCTCACAAGCTGGACTATTCGGAGGCGTTCTTGGCCTGGGTGGCGCACGTCCGGCCCTACAGCATCCGCAGCCTAAACCTGGAGGAGGCGGTTGAGGATTTCGGCAAGGAGTTCGTCGGAGCTTTCGAGAACTTCGAGGCGTACGGGCGTGACTCGCTGGCGGATGAGATCTTGCGCTTCCCGGCGCTGGATACGTTCTTCGACTTCGAGGGGTACGGCGAATGGCTGGCTTCCGACTACACATCGGTTGACCTGAACGCGGGCGGCTTCGCGCTGTTCAGGAAGGTCTGAGGCCATGGCCAACAAGGTCATTCGCAAGTCTGACGGTGCGCGCGGCCAGTGGGTCTTGCGGGCTCAGCCGCAGAATCACTCCATCTACGAGTGGCACGACACTCAGCCGATGTTCGCCCAAGAGATCCTTCCTCATAGCGATGTGGCCGACCCGCACGACCGCGAGGGCGGGCGCTGGGGGCAGGTGGCGGAGCTGGCGCAGGCTGCTTCTGGCGCGGCCGGAGTGCTGGGCGAGATCGCCGCACACTGCATGAACGGCGGTTGGTACAACGAGACGGAGCGGGACGCCAAGCGGCAGCTTGAGCGGCTGGAGCACATCACGGCTCTGATGCGCGAGCGCGTAGAGGCTGCGTGCTGTACCGGGCGCAATCGCTGAAGGTCTGACCGGGGTTGACTCCTAGAATCGAGTAGAGCTGGAGTCAACCCCGATCGGAGTACACCATGGCGTATTCAACGAGCATGTACCTGCCCGTCACAGTCATCAAAGCAATGAACGAGAAAGCGGAGAAGAGCGGCCTTACCCTATCCGCTGTTGCGGCGGCTCTCGTAACGAGAGCACGGAGGGGCGAACTTCCCGCCGAGTTTCTCATTCCCCCGAAATTCGAGCGGGGCGAGACCAAGAAAACCCAGAACGTCTACCTTTCAGACGATGTCTGGACGGAGGGCGAAGGCGCTGCAATAATTCCTGAAAAGGACCGCCCGCGATTCGTTACGGCGCTGATGTACGCCTACTCGCGGTGCCTGGTAGACGTGCAGCTAACCGTCACCATTACCTAACACACACAGAAAGAGTAGCGGAGCATATGAAGGACCGGGAAAGCATCGAGAAGCGGGCACAGGCCATCCTTGCCAAGGCCGAATCCGCAGCCAAGCTCGGCAACCATGAGGAGGCGCAGACATATTTCGCTGCCCTCTCTGAGATGTTCCACAAGTACGACCTTGACGCGGCAGCGCTGAAGCCGGAGACGGAGGCGGGCCGCAAGGCAATCAACATCGTCACGTACTCCTTCCAGGTGTCCAACCAAGGCCAGCACGGGCGCGAGCGCGTTGAGGCTCTGTACGAATTCATCTGGGCCATGGGCTGCGCCGCCTCCGTGTGGGGCTGCAAGCGCAACACCTACGGTGCGCCGATCCGCTTCGAGGTGCTCGGGCCGGATGACGTTATGGAGCGGCTCAAGGTCCTGATCCCGGCTCTTCTGCTCCAGATGGACGCAGCGGCCAGCCAGTCGGCGAAGGCGTACCGGGAGCGCGAGCGGAAGGGGATGGAGTGGTTCTACCGCGACTATCCAGGCGAGCTGGCGTACAAGGTCAAGATCTGGTACCGGTCCGTCATCGTCGGCTACGGCAAGGGCGTAGCGCAGAAGGTATACGAGCGCATGCAGGTCATCCAGGAGGAGGCGGCAGGCACCGGCAAGGACCTGGTCTTGCTGGACCGCAGGACCGCCGTTGAGAAGGCGTACGAGGAACTCTGGCCGGACCTCAAGCAGATGCGCGAGATCAAGACTCGTGCTGACGCCGTGGAGGAAGGGCGCAAGCTCGGGCGAGCGGCCGACCTGGGAGACCAGCGTCTCGGTAACGAGCGCACGAGCATCACTGCTTAGCCGGATTCGTGTCGGGGCGGCGTCCTACGATGGGGCGTCGCCTCTCTTCTTCCCCGAAATGCAGCAGATCAGGAGCAGATATGAGCACCCCCGACGAGGGCTACGACGAGCCGCGCGAGCCGATCGCCTGGAGCACTTACCACATCCACGGCACCGATGACGCAGCCGAGATGCACTGGGCCACGAACGACGATGAGGACACCGGATACCCCGGCGTTCACGCGCAGGACACCTACCGCTTCCAGCGGAACGAGCGCGGCACCGCGATTCAGCAAGCCGTCCGGCAGGCGGGCGGCGGCTCACGTCAGGGTGTCGGCCACAAGGTGTCGGTCTTCATCAACGGCGAGGAGTACAAGGGCGGCAAGGATTACCAGCCGACTCCGCCCCCGAAAACCTCTGTGCCGCTGGCGTCGGCGGAGATCGACAAGGATGCGTACTCCGGTTCTCCCGCAATTCGCTTCATGGTCCGCGACATGATCGGCAACGCTCACGGCCAGCTCGTCAGCCTGGAAGTGGCGATGAAGTTGCACGAGGAGCTGGGCCGCGCGATCCAGGAGGCGCAGCGGCAGCAGCGGGAGAGTGGCGAATGAGCTACAGCAGCGCAGGACCGAATTACACCCCCTACCTTGAGGCCAACGCGATTCTCGCAGCGCAGGAAAACGACCGTGAAGAGGTGCGCCGGATACTGCGGGAGATGCTGCCCGGCGAGCGCGAGCGGCTCGCGGATGCATGCGATGTGCTGAGAAACCAGATCGAATACATGAGGGGCGAAGAGTGAACAAGATTCACCGAAGTGTCATCACGTCGGCTCTGGATAATGCGGGCGTCGATACGACCGCCGAAATTCTCGACACCTACGAGACGCCTACCGAGCGGAGCGGATTCGGGATCGAATTTAAGTCGCACGGAGACGCCGCCAAGTTCTTCGTCGGCCTCGGAATGTACCTCTACAACGGGGAGGACGAGGACCGCGCTTACGAGCTGGCGGAGGCTATGGCCACCGGCTACACGGCCCGAAGCCAGGTCTACTTCTTCCCCGGCTGGGAGCTGGAGGACTGAATGAGCGGACATGGAGAGCACCAAATCTGGGCAGCCGAGACGGTCACCAACTGCCCGAAGTGCGACACCAAGGACATTCGGTCCGGCCCTGATCCCGAGATCTTGGGATGCCCGGCGTGCAACATAGCCTGGCGAAAGGGCACAGAGCTGTTCGTCTGCACCTGCGGCGGCTTCCTCGGTGACAACGACCAGGCCATCATGCACGCCCGCGAAAACGGCGTCTGCGAGACGTGCCTGGGCACGGGCGAGGCAACGCCGATGGGCGGGCCGCACGGCACTTGCACCTCGTGCGCCGGTAGTGGCGTTGGGTACTACGGAATCGAGGAGACGGTGACGCTCCAGGTCGTTCTCAAGGTCCGGAGAAGCGACATCAGGCCGAACAGCGACACCAACCAGCCCGCCGAATTCATCCGCAACGAATTCGCGACGCGAGCGCGGCGGATCCTCAGCGGGCAGTACCCGCCTGGTGATCCATGGGACGGCGTAGTCGTCGGCACCATTGGTCCGGCTGGTCGTTCGCTCACGATCTACACGGGCCGCGTGGCTGACGTGAAGGTGATGACTAACGAGATCAAGGCGGAGGACGCGGCGAAGTGACGTACTACGGATTCCCCGAAATCCTGGAGAAGGCGGCGGCCGACAAGGGCGTGACGACGGATGACCTCAAGGGGCAGCACGTCAGGGTGACGGTGGAGCTGGCGGAAGGCGACACGGCGGTGATCACCGGCAGTACGAAGAAGGAGTGGGTCGGGCCGGGCAAGGTCACCTACGTGTTCTGGCCGGATGGTGGAGTCGGTGAGGACGTCATCGAAGGCGCAACCTACAGGCGGAAGCCGGGTTACTGAGCACTCGCCTTTGTCGCCCGAATTCGGGGCGGGCGGCATTGGGGTCTGCTCAGGACACACAGAGACGGGAGAAAGAACGTGGCGATACACGGTAACTACGGCCAGCGCGGTGACGCTATGGACTGGGCCTTCGCTCAGATCCGGGCGGGCAAGGGAATGCGCCCGAATGAGCGGCTCGTGCTGCTCACCATGACGGCACACGCCGTGCGGGCGACCTTCGACGGTGACGGCTACAACTGGATAGAGGTGCCGGAGCTGGTGGAGCTGACGGGCCTGACGGAGCTGTTCCTGTCCATGGTGTTCAGGGACCTCACACAGCGCGGCCTGGTGGAGTGGGGCCTGCCCAGCACGCCGTACAAGTATCGCACGGACCAAATGCTCGGCATCCCGGAAGGAGTGCGGCTGCGGATATCTCGGGCTGCCTTCGAGACGATCAACGTGCCTGAGGAGGCTCTGCGCTATGCGTGAGCGCAAAATCATCGAGCTGTTCGATGACGGTACACAGATTTATGACTGGGACTGGTGGAAGCGGAATTACATCGCAAATCAGAGCCGAGTTTTCCGGGGCGACGCAACGGAGTACGAGCGGGAGTTCTGGGGTAAGGCCGTCTACTACGTTCGCGAGGTCGGTTCCCCGGTACTCTCTCCGGCGCTGAAGCTTCGCTGGAAGGCGATTCTGAAGACACCGTCTGAGCCGTGGAACAACGATTACGCCTGGTTCGAGGACGAGAACGGGAACAACTACGCATATAACGGCGAGGTTCTGAGCTTCTCCTACAACCCCGAATTCGAGTGCGAGGTGCCTCCGGTCGCGGTCCTGGACGGTCCCCTGACGCGCGAGATCCTGCGGGCGTGGTCGAAATGGTTCTTCGGTCCGGCCTACCACGTGACCAGAGCCACGCAGTGCGATCACGGATACAGGCTGAGCGACTCGTGCCCTGGCTGCGATGCCGACGAGGAGAGGATGAGGAAGAGCGCATGAGCGAGAACCTCAAGCAGAAGATCGTGTACGCCTACGTGGAGCATGGGGACTTCGAGCCTCACGGGCTGCTGGTGCGTGCGTCGCTGGGCGGCGTGACGACCATGACGGTGGCCGCGTACCTGGACGAGCTGACCGACGGCGACATCTACGTTCGGGACGGCAAGCCCATGGGGAACGCCCAGTACTGGTACAAGGGCATCGGCGATCTGGACCTCATCCCGGTTACTTTCGAGGCGGAGAACGCACTCCACGAGGGCGGCGACACGGGGGCGAAGATCACCATGAAGACCGCCGACGGCATGGTGGTTCAGCACTGGTACGCGTGGGGCATGGCCGTCATGACGCGGGGGCCGCTCGGTCAGGCGATCCCGGACCCTAGGCCGATCGTAGTTGTGAAGGAGAGCGAATGAATCCGCGCGGGTACGAGAGCACCGACGCCGTCAGGGACGCCCGGCACATCCGGGATTATCTGGGAGCGGAGTGGGACGTCACGGTAGACGCCTTGACCCTCCTCCCGAAAATTCCGGAAGGGGAGACGGCCGAGCACCTCTACGCCCTGGCGTTCTGCTACGAGGCGGGCGAGAACGTCTACCAGGTCAGGTACGGCCCCTTGGAGCGGCCAAGAGACCACATGCTGCTCTACAGCAAGTCGGGCCAGGCGGATGTGATGGCTCACTATCTCGAACGCATGGAGAGCTACGTTAACAGCCCTGAAGGCGGCATCTGAGCAAGTGATGGACGGCGGGTAAGATCCTTGCGAGAGTCGGACGAACGAGGATCTACCGCATGCCTACTCGCAGGGTCGTACATTCCACCACGACGGGCGACCGGCCAGCCGACGAGGGCCGGGACGTCGTACCTACCTGGGACGAGTACAGGCGTCCGTACTCGCTCGACTGGGTGAAGTCGCGAGGCAAACTGGACAGCCACATCAAGATCTCTCCCGAACTTCGGCAACGTGCCCAGGAGGAGTGTGCGAGCAGGGGGTTACGGCTGATCGACTATGTGATCATCGACGAGCACACGGTCTACATCCCTTAACTCAAAAGCCCTCGGCTGACGCCGGGGGCTTTTTTGTTGCTCAAACGCGGTTCCACCGCATTTCCCTATGATCCCAGTTACTAACTTTCCCTGATAATTTCGCCAGGGATCACGCCCATCTGCTTCAGCACGTCGTCTGCGGGCACGGCCTCGGGGAGCGCCTGCGCCTTCTCGGCGGCCTTGTCTCCGAAGAGCTGGCCAACGAGACCAGTCCCGGCCGCCGCGCGTCCGCTGGCCTTGATGGTCATGCTGAAGCCCTCGGCGTCCTGGGACATGACAGTGCTCAGCATCTTGTGCAGGACCTCCACCTCGCGCGTGAGGTTGGGGTCAGCGTAGCCGCCTTCCTGCTGCTCAGCGGCATACATGGCGGCTACGCGCTGGCTCTGGATCTCGATATACATATCCTGAATGCGGCGCTTCTGCTCGACTGTACGAGCCTCCACCGGCAGCTTGTAGACGCACGTTGCGCCGGGCTCGAACTCCTGGCATGAGGGGTTCAGGAAGCACGTATCGCAGAGCCGCTGGCTCTCTCCGCTGACATTGATCAGATTGAGCTTGCGTGTGGTGAAGTTCCCGTCTTCGCCGACAACGCGCTCTTCCACCTCTTCGACCCCGAATCCAGGGGCGATTTTCGCGGCTTCACGACGCCTGGGAGTTGCTAGCCTTTTCCGCTTCTCGGAGGGGTCGTTGGCAACTGTTTCGTCGCCTTCTTCCGCAAAACTCCATCTACGGTTTTCAGTGTCCACAGTAACTAGCCTTTTCTCATTCAGATGGTCGATGTACCGCTGCCAGCTCCACAGGGAAAGGCGCAACAGCTCGTTGGAGTCGCCGGACTCGATCAGCTCAGCATCGAACCCGTTCTTGACAAAGAGCTGCCGGTGACGCTTGCGCGCCTGCTCCGCGTATTTCTTGGGATACCTCTTCAGCTCATTTCCGGTCCAGACGATCGTGTCGTTGTACTGGCTGGGGGATAGCCACGAGGTACTCGCGGCCGAGTCCCACGGAAGAGCCTCAAGGATGTCCGGCTTCGTCATGGCAACGCCGTGTAGCTTGATTCCAGAGCGAGCCAGGGTACGGAGTACCGGCATGATGTCCCGGCCGCCCACGCTCGTCTGGGGGACGCCTACGCGCCCGTACGTGTCGGCCAGTTCCCGCAGGCGCGGCAGGCCGTCCTCTGCGTGCCAGATGGGCAGGTACTTGTCTCCGGCCATCTCGGCGACTTCGAGGTCTGTGAGCGGGTAGCAAGGGACGTCCCAGCCGCCGATGAGCGAGGCGCGCTCTACGTTGGCGGCGACGAATGCCTTGTACTTCTTCGCGAAGTCCATTAGCTGGTGTTCGCGATACTTCTCCGGATTGGCCCGTAGGCTGTACCCGCCTGAGTCGAGCAGGATTTCCGTATCATCCCGGAATTTCGTGGATAGGAGCCACGGGCGGACGAATTTGACGCGTCTGGAGAGTCCGATGAAGGAGAGCGAGACGTGGCGCACTCCCTGCGAGTGCAGGAAGGTACGCCACGATGGAATCTCAGCTCCCGCGTAGTAGAGGCGGGTCATCGTGGTTAGTCGGCGCTCCGGCCCAGGCGCTTGCTCCGGGTCTCGACCTCTTCAACGCTGGGGGAGCGGTAGCCCGGTGTCTTGGCGGCAGCCATGCGGGTTTCCCTGGGGATGCCGGGAACGAGGGCATCGACGTGGGTCCCGTATTCCTTGGCGTCCGGTGTGTCCTGATGGGACCAGGACGCCTTGACGCCGCTGCGGCCGGACGCGTCGATCCGCTGTGTTCCCCCGATCTGACGGGTCTGAACGGGGCGCTGGTGGAGCTGGGACACGGGGGTGCCTCCTCTTGGAGCCGGATTCTTGGTGGGGGTAGTGGACGGGCGGACGTCAAGGGCCTGCTGACCCGCGCCGACGGCGGGCTTTCTGGTCCTGCTGGACTTCGGCCTGGGAGCCTTGGGCGCGGCGGGCTCTGGCTCGCGGGTCGGTGCCGGGATCTGCTGCTGATTGACGGGGGAGGGCTGTACGGCGGCAGACTTGGGCGAGCTGAGGGGGCCGTAGCTGCGGGTAGAGCCGCCGGTCACCGGCTTGGGCTCGGCCGCTACCTTGGTGGCCTTTGGCTTGGGCTCAGCAGGCAGCGCACCGCCCAGCCTCCTGCCCGGCGTGATGGTGGGCTCGGTTGCCCGGATCTGACGAGCGTTGACGTTGCCCTGGGCGCGGATCTGTGCGGCACGAGCGTCTCCCTCTGCCCGGATTCGCGCTGCTGCCGCCTCGTGGTCAGCGATGCCGGGGGCAGCGGAGGCAGCGTCGAGCTTGCCACGCGCGATCTTGCGGGTAGCGTCGGCGCGGCCCTGGCCGACCTTGCGGGCGGCGTCGGCGGTGCCCTGTGCACGAATTAGGGTGGCCTCGGCCTGGTGGCCAGCGGCGGTGACGTCGTCGCGGGCGGCTCCGATGCGGGCGCGGGACTTGATCCGCTCGGCGTCGGCGGTGCCTCGGGCACGCAGGCGGGTTGCCTCGGCCTCGTGGTCGGCGGTGGTGAGTCCGATCTTCGCGGAGGCGGCCTTGCCCCGTGCCTTGATCTTGTCCGCGTCGGCAATGCCCGTGGCCCTGGTGCGGCTCGCGTCGGCATCTGCCGCTGCGTGCATGCGGATGTTGTCGGCCCTGACCTGGCCCTGCATCTGCGCGCCGTCGGCGACGCCCTTTCCCTTGCCGTAGGTGGTGGAGTAGGAGACGTTGAAAGCCGTCTCCGCCTTGGCTTCGCCCACCTTCCGGACAGCCTCGGCGTTGATGTCGCCCATGGTCGCTGCGTGGCTCTGGGCGGTGCGGTTCATCGCGTCCTCGTGGGACACGCGCTGCGACTGGAAATCCCCGGTGTGGCGGAGCTTCTGAGCGTGCTGGAATTCCGCACGGCGACCACCGGTAACCGTCGAAATATCCGCCTGTGCTTCGGAGTCGCGGAATGCTGCCCAGCGCTCGCGTGAGCGCGCCTGCGCCTTGGCCGCGTCGTGCGCCCGTGCGGCATCCCAGCGGATTCGCTGGATGTGCTGCTCCTTCTCGATGTCCTTGCCAACGCTGTAATCGCGCCTGTCGTAGAAGTCCTGCTGCCTGGTGCGGCGGACTTCCTCGCGGTATCGCTTCTCCCGCCTTTCCTTGAATGTGGTGAAGCCCCACTTCTGGGAACTCTTGGTTGCGGTGTTCTTGGCGTTCGTGCCCGGCGAAGACACCGTCGAGTAGTTAAAAGGGGATGCGGACACTTTCTCTCCTAGGCGGCATTCGCTTCGAGCTGGCGCGTGGTGTCGATGACGTGCTCCAGGTCGGCCCAGGCTCGAAGTCCGGGGCGGTGCCGCAGGTGGGTGTACCGGGGATGGCTGTAGAGCAGGGTTGCCTGGCCGACGTTGAACAGGTCAGCGCAGACGCGGGGATCGGGATCCACAACGAGGTCGAGAGGTCCGCCCGCGCGGAGCTGGGCGACCTGATAGAGGCGCTCGTCATGCATCGGGTGTCCGGGGCGGGGGAGGCTGAGCGATACGTAGCCGGTGAACTTCTCCAGGCGCAGCCACTCTTCGTCGGCCGGTTCGTCGGCGAGCAGGTGTACGCGGTAGCCCTGCATGAGGGAAGCAAGCAGGGTGCGGCCATGGTCGCTTGGCTGGCGGCTGATGGGGTCGCGGAGGATGCCCCAGATGGTGAGGGCGCAGGAGATCACAGGCGTACTCCGGGAATGGATGCGAGTTGGGACTTGAGCAGCTCGTTGTGGATGTCCTCGATCGACATGCTGGGCCGGTCGCGGAGCTGGGAGATTGCGCGGAGCGCGTTGACGACGCCGTTCTTCTTGTGGCTCTGCCAGCGGAAGTTGGCCCAGTCCGAATAGCCCGCTCCCTGGTCGGAGAAGGCAGCTCGACGGCCGGTGTGGATGTCCTCGAATAGGGCGGCGGCCTGAGCCTCAGCGAGGTTCATGACGGCTCGGGCGTTCGTCCAGGCCCCCGAATTCGGCTGCGCCTGCTCGGCGTCTACGGCGGCCTTGTGGAAGCGCTTGACGATCTGGGCAGCCTGGCGAGCCTCCGTGGCGATGGCGGACTTCCATGCAGGCGGGAACAAGCTGGCCGGGTCGCTGGGAAGCTTCGGCGGCCGGACGCTCCACGTGTCGGTGGTCAGGTCATACGCCGCATAGGGCCTGATGCTCCTGATGTCCAGGCCCGTGTTGACGTTGACGTAGAAGGTCAGCTCGTAGAACTGCTTCCCGAAACGCGTATGAGCGGTGCGCGGCCACAGGTGGTCACGGAGCAGGGTGTTGATGAGCGTGGCCGCTTCGCTATTGCCCAATCCCGCGTAGTTCGGGTTGTGCTTGCGGAAGGCTATCCAGTCCACGCCGAAAAGGCAGTCGAGGTCACCATTTCCGCGCCCGGCTGCCCACTGATAGGAGACGCCGGAACCGGCAATCCAGACCTTGCTCCATGCCTGTGGCCGGTGGAAGTGCTGGGACAGAAATCCGTACAGGGTATTGAGGACGTGAGTCCTTACCTCGGGCCGGATTTTCTGGCCCTGGAAGATGTTCGGGTCGAGATCGTTTCGTGGCGTCGAGAAGTAGCCGGATTCGCCTTGTGTGATAGCTATTCCGGCTGCTTGGCGGAGGTATTTGTTCTCGATGGCCACATTCCAAGCCTACCTTTTTAGGCTTTTAGCTCGTTAGTGCAGAAAGCGCCGGTCGCCCGGCGCTTTCTATATGGCAGCGTGGCTGATGACCTTCAATCCCATGAGTTTCAGTGACGCAACATATGCGAGCAGTTCGGTCATGTCGCGTCTGTCGTAGAAGCCTGGTCCGATCACGATGATCGCGTCTTGCCCCACGCCCTGAAGCCGGGTCAAATCATGCGCGTAATCAGCGTGGTGGCCCAGCTCCTTGAGCTTCCTTATGGTGGGCTCGGCGTAGCGGTAACTGCCTGCGATTATGACGAAGCGTTTGATCACTGGCCGGGCATCCGCATGTTCTGCATGATCTGCTGCGTCATGGCCTGCTCCTGAGAAGCTCGCGCAGCGGCCATCATGCCGTGGTGGACCTGCGCCGCCGTCTTCTGGGCCGCGATATCCGTGCGGGTGGTCGCGCACGCGCCGTCGATCTCATCAGCCGTCGGCTGGCGAACGGGCTTGATCTTGTCAGCCAGCATCGACGGGTCATCCGTCGTGACCACCATGCCCTGCGGCGTCATTAGGGTGACGTACGCCCAGGTGACCTGAAGCTCCTCGGTCTCCGGCCTCGTCTCGCCGATATTCGCAGCACCGCCAGTGTTCATCAGGCGTCACCTCCGGCGCTCGTGACGAGCTTGGTGTCCACCGGGAGACCCCACTCGGCGGCGACCAGCTCCCGAGCAGCAGCGTCGGAGAAGTCGGTCAGACGGCGGCGCAAACCGGCAGACTCACCACGGAGGTACGCGGCCTCCGCGTCGGCCTTGTACTCCGGAGTCATCTGGAGCTGCTCAGCTCGTGCCCGCCAGCGACCGGTCTCCCTCTTGGCGGCCTCAGCCTCGCGGTAGGCGTTGTCACGATCGCGGTAGGCGGTGTCGCGAGCACCCTGAGCAATGGCCAGGTCGTAGCGCAGATCATCCACGATCCGTTCGTGCTTCGATTTCCTAATGAACCACATATCTTGCTCCTATTCGTTGTAGTCGTAATACTTGGCCTTGTTGCGCCGCTGCTCGACGATCTGGTGGTAAGGGCAGAAATTGCAGAGGAAGGTGTTGGGCCGGTTCTTGTAGTCGAGCCCGGCTTCCTTGCGCTCAGCTCGGGTGTCCGGCAGAAGGCGCTTGCGGTCTGACATGTAGTCGCCGCAGTTCTTCGTCCTGTTGTGCTCTTTCCAGCACTTGCCAGCGTCTTCCTGGAAGGTGTTCTTCGAGTCGTAGAAGTGGTTGCCGAGACCCTCAGCGGTCCGGGCGTCGATTTGCTGGATGATCTGCTGGCGGATCTGCGGATCGGCCCAGTGCTCCTCCTTGATGTCCCGAATCAGCAGCCCGCCACCGTGCTCAGCACCCGACGGGAAACGGTGGCGGGAAACGAGGACATCAAGGAGATGGTCACCCTCAACGGGGCCTTCGTAGTCCGGCAGCTCCTCCATGGAGCCGCATGTGCCGCAAAGCAGTAGACGCATAGTGGTTCGGGTATTCCTTCTCAGGTGATGGGGGCGGTCCAGAAGAGGGGCCAGGTACGGGCACCAACGAGGCCGTCTGCCTTGACGCCCTTATCCGCCTGGAAGTCCATGACGATGGCCTTGGTCTGGGGGCCGAATTCGCCGTCAACGGTGATCTTCCAGCCGCGTTCCTTCAGCCGGGACTGGAGAAGCCGGATGTTCTTCTTGTCCACGGGCGTGGTGCCAGCGTGACATTCCGGAATGGCGGACTTGATGCCGAAATAGTGGCCGGAGGGAAGCGGAAACTTTGGCGCGGTCTTGACGCTCGGCTTGTCATCCTTCGCAGGCTCGGGCTCGACCTGGCCGGGCTCCGCGTACGAGGGGTAGCCGAAGCCAACGATGTTTCGGTAGCTGCGGTAGAGCTTCCTGAAGCCGTTGCTGACGTTGCCCTCATAGGTGATGAGCAGGCCGTCAGAGGTCCTACCGGCGACGACGCCGACGTGGTCAATGGCGGAGATGCCCTTGCTCGCGCCCCAGTCGAAATAGACGAAGGCACCCTTCCGGGCCTGGGTGCCGAAACGGCCCTTCTTGGCGAACCACTGGGCATGCCACACGGTGTAGGCGAAACATCCGGCCTGCTTGAGGGCGTTCTCTGCGACCTGCTCGCCGCCCTTACGCCTGCCCGCCTCGTAGGCGATCCACGCGAGGCTCATGTCACACCAGGCGGCGGCGTCGAAGGCAGCGTTCGCGACGCGGTCCCCGTACCACTTGCCGTACTTAGTGACGCCGCCCTTACCTTCGGTCGTGCCGATCTGCTCCTTGGCCACGGCCAGGAATTCGGCGGAGCTGATGCCGATCAATGCCGGTACTCCTCAACCCACTCAGGAAGCTCCAGCTCGTCCACGATGTGGATGGCCGGGTCGCGGTCGTGCTCGGTCAGGCCAGCGCCGTGCTTCGGCCGGACGGGGACGGGTTCCATGGGTGCTCCTTATCCCGGTTAGATAGACGGTCAGCGGACGCCGTAGCTGCGCCGGTAAGCGCGGAACTCGATGGCAGTGGGCGCGGAAACGGCACCATCGCGATTCGGCGTCGGGTCGTACTCAGCGCCCTCGCGCACGCCCTTAGCGAGGCTGGCGTTCATGGATCGCGGCTGCGGATAAGCCATGTCCGGTCCTCTTCCATTGCTGACGATGAAACGTACAAGCAATAGGTTATGGGGAGGAACCGGACTTTTTATAATTCAGCCGAGACGCCAGCTCGGGAGAAACTCGGCCAGCCGGTGAGAGGTGTACTGACTGGTCGAGAACTTGTCTTCCTTCTTGCGCATTTCCACGGGGCCGAGAACTTCCGTCTTCCCGTTATTCACGAGGTGCTCTTCCGGTGCTCCCTTCGGAGCCCACTTCTTCCCCTGTGCCTGGTGTTCGAGCGACGTCGCCATATTGAAGTCGCTCGGCCAGTCGTAATCGTCAGGCGAGATCCGGATACCGGCATGAACACCAGTCGGCCCAGGCCGCGAGTTGATCTTCAGCTTGACGCGGTCGAGCAGCCGGTCACCACGCCTGGACGGCACGTTGCCCAGATAGCCGTCCGGGTACTGGGCCTCCGGCGTACGCGGATCGTCACCACTCCGGCGCGCGTCCAGGACGTCCCGCCAGTTGACGGGCAGGCTCCCGCCTCCGCCTGTGGCCAGAGCCTCACTCTGGCCCTGCGGGACGTACCAGGAGTTAGCGGAGTACTGGCGGGCCATCAGATCCAGATCGATCGCTGCTCGGTCTGCTGCGGCTGTTCAGGCTGTCCGCCGTTGCCGCCCAGGCTGCTGACGCCGCTGACGATGTTGCTGGTAGCCGAATTCGCGAACTCGCCGACGCGAGAAGCGGTTCCGGCCGACGCGCCCATGCGGGTAGCGCCGCTGGCAGCCGTACGCGCGACTGCGCCACCGGCAGCACTGGCAACACCGCCAGCCTCACCAGCCAGCATGGGCAGCACACGAGAGGCGATTGCTGCGATTGCGGGAAGCGGCATTACATCCCCTGCCCGTACTGGCGCTTCGCCCAGAAGTCGCGGTTGCCGACGGCCGACCGGACGATCCGGGTGTTACGCAGGTTTGCCGACTCGGCCGGGTCGTTGCCGACGACCATCTGAGCACGCGGAGCGTAGGTCGCGCCGTGACGCTCGTGGGTCTGACGCCGGACGCCCTCACTCAGCGCGGCCTCGATCATGCCGCCCTTGGCATTACCGGACTTCCGAACGGGCTTGGTGTACGAGGACGGAGCGCCGGAGACGTTGCGGACGTTGGCCGCCTCCGTACCCATGGTCGGGAACTTGGTCGTGGTCTTGTCACCCACGATTTCCTCCAAAACGGTTATTGGAACCAGAGCAGCTTTTGATACGTGGACTCTGATACGCCGTTTCTAGAGGGAAGCACTTGGCCCGGCAGGAGCCTGTTTCTCTCCGATTCCCCGAATCCCAGAGTGCTGGGCTGGATCTGCTCCAGCACCGAAGTAGGCCGGTAGCCACCCTGATAAGGGCGCGTGCCAGACGACATGGCCGAAGATGCGAAGGCTTCGGTTCTGTTCTCCACTGCGCTCCTTAGCAACGGGTCTCTATCAGCCTACGGTCAATCGACGAGAATCTTGTAAACCAGCGCACTGACCTTGCCGTCCGCCATTTCTACCGTCGTGAAGCCGATCCTCGCGGCCAGCGTGATGCCGCGCGAGCCGACGTACGACTGAGCGATGGCGATACCCTTCGAGGTCTGATTCACCGCACCCGCCCCAATGGCTCGAAGGCTGACCTGCTTGCCGTTGTAGATGGCGTGGGCGATGGCGCTCGCAAGCTTCGCAGCGTCGCTGCTGGCAGACACGCGGAGCAGCACCGACTTGTCGTCATTCTCTTCAATCTCGGAAACCATGTGTTTCTCCTTTTCGGGTTTCCCAATCTGAGCCGTCTGTTTCAGATTAGGGAAAAGGAGCGCAAGGTTTATAACGAGAAAAGCCCCCGCCCGCTCAAGCGGGTCGGGGGCCTCTCCCAGGGATCACCAACACACACAGAAAGGAAAGTGCATGACTCCAGTCCGATCTGTGTCCTATTATGCCACACGTTCTGTGTGTAGCACTACCTCCTTGATTGCCCGAATTTCGTGGAGGCGGGCGTCAGAGCCGTATCCCTCGGTGAGATACTTAGCCATTCTGGCGAGAGTGTAGGAGTCGGCCTCGTTGTCGTTCTTGCACTCGATTCCCCACCTTTCCTTCACGCCGTCGATCACCTCCTGTTTGCTGGCGTTCCCCTTTCCGGAAGCAAAGAGTTTGACCTTGGTCGGAGCGATGATCGTGGGGTAGCAGGCTGGCTCGGGAAGGTGCCAGCGCAGTACCCGCTTTACCGCGTAGGCGAGAGATCCGGCCTCTTCCCGCCGGTTCTGGGAGTCGCGCGAGAATCCCTCCATCGCCACGTGAACCGGATACTCCGGCAGCAGACAGATCTGCTCCCCCAACCACCGTTCAACGTGCATGAGCCGGTCCACGCCCTTGCCGTACTTGGTCGCGGTGAATTTCACCACGGAGATATCGGCGTAGCCGTCGTACAGTCGCGTCAGGCCGAAGCCACCAAAGGACTGGTCGATCCCCAAAAAGAGGCTCACCAGGTCTCCACCAGCTCGGCCAGCTCACGCACCTTGAGCGGCATGTCGGACAGGTCAGTGGCCGAGAGGTCGAGCAGGTGGTCTTCCGTCCCTGGCGAGAAGTACTCGCTAACGTGATCGTTGACGGGTCCTACGCCATCGCGATGAACGCGAACCACCTTGAACTGACCGCGAAGCATGTGGACACGATCGCTCAGGGCCTTTGCCTCGTGGAGGAAGCGCACGTCGGAGATCACCACCCGCCCCGAGTTCGGGAGCTGCTCAAGTACCTGGCCAACCCAGACATACGGGTTGATCAGGCTCTTGACGGCCTCCCCGGTGACCTGGAGCAAACGACGGACCTCCGGGAACTTGCGCTTGGCGTCGTCCCATCCGAGATCCTCTACAAGATCGCTCACACGGCGGCAGGACCAGTCGAGCGGCACTCCACGGGTGTCCTCGAAGCCGGGAGCATCAATGATGGGGTCGATCTCCAGCAACAGCTCTTTGAGCCGGTCGGCGAAGGCAAACTTCCTGTAGCCGTGCTCACGGACCAGAAGGTCGGCTACCGTGTCCTTCCCCGCGCCCGCGTATCCGCTCAGGCCGATAATCCGGAGACTCACTTCGGCACCTCGTCATCAGGAATGCGCTGAATGCCGAAGTAACCGCTGCGCTTGACGACTCGCCACCACCCGACAACTACGCCCTTCCCGAGATAGATGTCCGGAAGCATCTTGTCGAAGTCGCTCCAGAACATCGGGAATTTGTGGCCGTTCCGGTCTTCCCAGAGAATCGAGAACGACGACGTCCGCCGGTCATATCCGGCGTACATCAGAGTCGCCAGGAAAGGCGTGACAGTGCGGCGAGTGATTCCCTGTATCCAGGACGTATCACGCACCATGTTGCCCTTCGAGTCGAAAGGCACGTCTTCGAGAATCATCATCAGCCGCCCGAACCTCCGCGTCCGCCGCCACCGAATCCGCCCCGAGAAATAACCGTTCCGGAACGGGTAGAGATGTTGGCGTTCGACGGCCGGATGGTGGTTCCGCCACGGACATATCCGCCATGGCTGGAGCCGCCGTAGATGTAGTAGAAAGCGCTGTGGCCTCTGTCGCAGTTCTCGTCAGCCACGATTCGATGCGTACCGTCCGGCTGCGGGGTACGTTCTACGCAGTCGGCGACCACGTCAGGTCCGGACGAGCAGGCCGTCATCACCAGGGCGGCAATGGTGGCGATGCTCGCGAGTTCGATCTTCTTGGAGGACTTTTTCATTCGCCCGACTTTCTGGAACGCGGCCCCGGTCCCTGTGCTCGCACAGCGAGTTGACGGAGCTTAATTTCAGCCTGGTCAGGGTGCGTTCTCATGACACTCCTGAAGTCATCGCTGAGCACGCACGCCACCAGATCGTTGATGGCCTTGCTCTGGCGCACCAGCTCCGGAGCGACCTCGCGCATGACCAGGTAGAAGGTGAGGTCTCGGCCGTATTCGTCGTCGGTCAGGCGCAGGCCGTCAGGGAAGCGCCTGGCGGTGAACTCCGGGTCTCCCGGCTTGCCGGGCCAGAAGTCCTGGACAACCTCATCCGCCAGCTTCTCCAGGTAATTGAGCGTCTCAGCGTTCACGCCGCCTCCAACAGCAGGTTCTTGGCGCGGACCATGAGATTGGCCGCCTTGGCTTCCCAGCTCTGGTCACCGCTCGACCGCAGCCATTCGCCGGAGGCCAGCTCCACGAGCAGGTCCAGCGTCGGCCGGTTCAGCTCGGCCTCGTACTGGGTGAGGAAGTCGCCGATCTCCTTGTTCCAGCGGGCGTCGTACAGCGCGTGGTGGACGATGCCCTGCTGGTCGGGGAGCTTCGGCCTTCCGAGCCTGCGGGCCTCCGTCATCAGGTCGTTCGTATACATGGGGACGTGCTTGGGAAGCTCCGCCATCGGCCCGAAAATCTGGGCCAGGCCGACGTGATCGTAAGCGCCGAAGTAGGCGAACAGCTCCGGGTGCGGCGTGTCGGCAACGAACTTGGAGACAGCCTCACGCATCTGGCTCTGGTACAGGACCTTGGACATGTCCTGGTGCTGGAAGTCCCAGCACTCCCAGCCGTCGGCCTCGGTCAGGCGCACTGGCAGGTGCGGGGCGACGTGCTCACGCAGGAACGCGTGCTCCTGGAGCGCGGTGTACGGCAGTTCTGCGCTGATCGCGTACAGTTCACGCCCATCGTCAGCGACCATGCCGATCGAGATCAGGTCGATCACGCGGCCGGAGTCGTAGAACTCCAGGTCGTAGTAGATCCTCACGCGTCCTCTCCCTCTTTGGTAGACGCGTCCTGCGGGAGGATGAAGCGGTCAGTGACGTCCACCCAGCCGGAAAGGCCGTAGTGGATCCCCGTCCATGTGGCGTACACCTTCGTCCTTTCCAGCTCGGCGTCCGACATGGCGTTGAGACGCTGGGTGAGGTGACCCTTGGTGGTGTAGGGCCGGTCGCGGTTGCTGCCAACGAGCAGGTAGATGGTCTTGGGGAGCTTCTCGTCCACGATGCGCGGGGAGCGGTCGAAGGGCGGGACGTCGAGAACGGTGTCAGACACAGGGATTCCTTTTAGAGTTCGAGTGAGAGGCCGCGCCGGGCGGCGCGGCCTGCGGGGGTGGTCAGCCAACGACGGTGAGGTTCTCGATCCGAGAGATGGTCACGGTGTCGGCCTGGTAGTACCGACCGTTGCCACGCGAGCGACGCTCCGGCTTGACGGTGACCTTGGTGACCGTCTTGTCGCTCTCCCAGGACCAGCCCTTCCGGGTGACGATCTTCGTGACCTCACCTTCGACCATGGAGTAGGAGGATCCGTACTCGGAGGCGTAGAGGACCTTGCTGCCGACGGTGATGTCCCTACCGCGCCAGTCCTTGATCACGATGTTCACTTCGACGGTGGGCTCAGCAGCAGGGGGAGTGAGGTAGGAAGGCAGGAAGCTGTTCATTTCAGTTCTCCTTAGATGAGGTCCGCGAAGGCGGCCGAGTCGATTTCGGACAGGACAGTGAGCGCCATACGCGCGAATTGCTGAATTTCGGCGTCGGCAGCGGGAGCGATGCGACGCTGGATGACCTCGCGCCAGGCCCGGAAATTGCCGGTGACGACCATTTCGACGGGCGTCATGTTCGGCAGGACGGCGCGGGCGGCTTCGCGCGCCTGCTTGCGCTTGAGGCCCTTGGAGATGAGTTCTGTGGCGAGGGAGTTGTACCAGCTCAGCATTTCCTCATAGCGAGCGGTAAGGGCCATGACCAGCTCGTGATCCCCGGCGATAGCGGGCGGAATGACCGGCTTGTCATCCGGCGCGCAGTAGCGCTGGCTGATGACGCTGAAGGACAGGTGCCGGTGTCTGGTGATCTCCGCCAGGAAGGCCCTGGAGACGTCCTGCACGTACAGCGTGGCGGAGGAGTGCTCCAGGATGGACAGGTGTCCCTGGGCGATGATGTGGGCGACGTAGTCGGCGTTCTTCTGCGTCGCCGGGTTCTTCTTCTCCCAGCTCTGGTAGCACAACCTTCCCGCGAATTCCGTCAGGGATTCGGTGTGGCCTGGCCAGCCGCCATCCGGCTTAGGATCGACTGGCAAGTACTTGAGCTTCTCATCCACGACCCTCCCGCCGTTGAGGCGAGTGGAGGCAATTACAGTGACTTCCAAATTGTGCTCCGGTTAGTTGTTCCAGCGATTGTTTCTGGCCTCGCGATCGGCGCGGCCGGTCCTTCTGGTGAGTTCGCGGGAGACGAGGAAGACATCCCTTTCCAGGGCCTCGTAAACGGTCTCCGTGAGTTTCCGAACGGCGTAGGCGTTGGTCACGACCTGGCGGGCCTCTACAACGTCGGGGTCTTCATCGGCGGCGGCTTTTGCGGCGGAGACTGATTTCGCGGCTTTGCCGCTGATGAGAACCCGAGCCCGGCGCACGTCCAGCTCTGCCTCCGCGTCCTTCTCATCGATCGCCGCCAGACTGAGTTGGCCTCCGGCGTAGGCGACCCATGCGTTGAGCAGGGCGAACAGCTCCATCAGCTCGGCGTCCGCCAGCTCCGTCAGGTCCTTCGGCAGTCGCGGCCGGGACTCGTCGGGCTGCTCGGGCAGCTCCAGTCCGGCGGCTTCCAGCGCGAGCGTTGCTGCGCGACTTGCTTGGCTGGTCGGCTTCGTCTCGGACGTCTTGGTTCTGCTGATTCGGCGCAACGTCGCTCCAGCACTGGGAGAAGTAGGGGCAGGCTTTACAAGTGGAGGAATCGCGGTCGAATTCGCGCTCTGGGATCGTCCCGGTTTGGTAGACGGCATCCTTGATCGCGGTGGCCTTCTCCAGAAGAGGCTCTACGACGGACAGGTCCAGCGTGATCCCGAATTCCTTCGTCGCCTGGTTGGGCTTGAATTCGTAGATGAAGGAGCCGCGCCGGACCTCCAGGCCCATGAGGCGCATCGTGATGTAGAGGTATATCTGGAGCTGGCGGACATGGCTAGGCAGCGGCTCCTGAAGGTCGGCCCACAAGCCGTCCAGGTCGTAGAGCTTCTTGCCCGCCTCTTCGCTCTCGAAGTAGTACTTCTGGAGCAGCTTGGGCGCGTCCATGCGGAGGGTTCCCATGCCGATCGTCTTGATTTCGATCAGCCGGGCCTTCTTCAGCAGCATGCCGTCGGAGTGGCCCTCAATCAGGAATTCCTTCTCGGCCCGAATCGGCACCTCGGCATACCGCACGGCCGGGGATTTGCACTGTGGGCAGGTGACCGGGTCGAGCTGAATGCCGGTAAGCCAGCCGCAGTGCATGCACTTCCACTGGCCGTAGAGGTCGCCACCCAGTCGGAGCCAACCCTGCCATTTGTCGTGGAGCGCGTGTCCTGTGGCGAAAATGCCTTCCTGCTGGAAGTTGAACTCGCCCTTGGTCATCAGCTTACCGGCGCGGGCGTTCATGATCCGGTAGAAGGTGTTGCGGGCGCACCAGTCGTCCTTCGCCATCTCCGAGGGGTGGATGACGTCGGTACGGCGGTCGATCGGCTTGAGGTGCTCGGCGGCCAGGTCGTTGGAGATGTCCCCGAGAACGTCCCAGTGCGTTCCCTTGCGCTTGCTGATTTCGGCGAGAGTGCCGGTCAGCTTTACGGCAGGTCGTCGTCCTCGTCCGCTGCCTGCGCCAGGATTTCTTCCTCCGGCGCGTCCGGTTCCGTTGGCGGGTGCCATTCCCAGTTCACCTCCTTCAGGGGAATCCCTGTGGCCTTAGCCTCTTGCCGCAATTTGTGCCGATCGTGGGGGAGCATTCCGCCCCACGTTCCGGCGCTTTCGTTGTTCACACAGGCGAATCTCAGGCAGTAGTCCCGAGCAGGGCAGGGGCCGTCGTAGACGTCGTTGCCGTTACAGACGCCCAGGACTTCCGGGTACTGCGCGGGGTCGAACCAAGGGTCGTCGTCGATATGTGGCCTGGCGTGGTGCACGCAACGAGCCCCGGCAGACCCCCAGTTGATCGATGGGATACGGAGACGCAGAACCACTACTCACCGACCATCTCGCGTAGATCTTCGTCGGCGATGACGTCCCACTTTCGGCCGCACATTTCGATCTGGAAGACCATGGTTCTGCCGTCCATGAGCGCTATCTTCTCCGCTTCCCGCAATTCCTTGTCCGTGAGCCGGTAGGAGGCGGCGGAGGTGGTTTTGCATTCGATGGAGAAGCGCGCGGATCTGACGTCGTTTTTTCTGACCCAGCCGTTTCCAGAACCCGAGTTTCGAGTGCCTTCCCACTGCTTGGCCGTCCGCTTCTCTTGGTTCTGAGAGGCTCGGTGTATCTTGCTCACTTCTGCTGACTCCTGCGCATCAGCCGCTCGGTGAGCCAACCCATCATGATGACGAAGACGGCGAGGTTCTCGGCGATCCGCACCACATTCCACTGGAAGATCCCAGCGACGACCGCCATGGCAGCCCACATGGCCATGAACCCCAGAACAGCGGACACGAAATCGAGCTGGTCCAGCCAGGTGGCCAAGGTCATGAGACGCTTACGCATTAGCGGCCTCCTTCACCCACGCCGCCGGAAGTTCGCCCTCGCGGGGCTTGCCCCAGAGGATCTGGTTGCCAGACGTGTGGAGGGCTTCCAGACCGACCTGTCTTGGCGGCCAGCACTCGCCGCCCTTGTGGTGCACGTCGAAGGCCGTGATGCCAGTAAAGGTCCGGTGACAGCCGGAGCAGTGAGCGCGGGTTTCTCCGCCCCACTCAGCAGGGCAACCGCCGCAGGTAATCATCAGAGCACCACCAGCACAACAAACAGAGCGATGAGACCGAGGATGAGCGCGCCGACGCCTGCGAGGATCCACACCACGCCGTCTTCGACACGGCGATCTCTTCTGTGAGCGGACATTCAGCACTCCCCGTTTTCGCAGCGCTTGCGCATGTCCTCGTATGCGCTCCAGATGGCGTCAGCGGCCAGGAGGGTGAGCATTCCGGCCAGCAGGCCGAGACCGAGGATTACCTTCATCGCGTGATCTCCCTGTGTGGGTGGGTCCAGTCGCAGGAGGGGCCACCTGCGCGGTAGCCGTCGTAGATCACGCACGTCACGTACCAGCCGTCAGACAGCCGTATCTGTGTCTCGGCCCAGAAGTTTCCGCCTGTGTCCTCGTGCGTCCAGGAGTAGATCACTGGGGGGTTCTGCTGGGCCACAGCCGGGGTGTTGGTGCTGCATCCAGCCACGATGCCGACCACAGCGCCAGCGGCAGCGGCGATCAGCCAGCCGGGCCTCACTAGTCTCTCCACATCTTCAGGCCGATCCACGCCATGCCGAGGAGGAAAGCGCAGAGGAGCAGCAATCGCAGGGTGTAGAAGATCTCAGCAGCCATTACTTGCCCACCTTCACCTGCGGCTTGGGCGGCTCCACCTTGGGAGGCGTGACGATCTTGGGCTGCGTCTGCACCTTCGGTGGGGTCACTACCTTCGGCTGCGCCTGCGTCGGCCGGACTGGCACGTAGCGGGTGGCGGTGGGGCGGTGGTTGATGTCGAACTCGATCTCGACGCCACCATCTCCACTCGCGCCCGTGTCGGTGTAGCAGGCGTCATTCGACCCGCAGGCCGACAAGGTCAGGGCCGCCGCAGCGGCGAGACCGGCGATGAGAGGGCGATTCACTGGGGGTTCTCCATGATCTGGGTGAGTAGGTCGATTGCTTCGGCCCGAAATTCTTCAGTCTTGGTCGGCTCGCCGGAGGTCCACTGGAGCGTCTGGAGGTAGTCCCGCATCGCGCGGGCGTTGTGCTTCCAGACGATGTCCCGGCGGATACCTGTAAGCAGCCGGTCGGCCTGCTCCTGGGTCCGGCACACGGCGGCGAGGTAGCAGCCGGAGCAGCCCTCCAGGTTGACCACGCCGTACCGGCCTTTCGTGTCACGAAGAAGCAGACGGGTGTTTCCCCTGTAGAAGCCGTCTTCGACTCGGAGGAGTACTTCGTGGCCGAGAACCTTGATGAACTCCTCCAGGCCGCCGAATTCGTCGCTCCAGTCGAGTTCGCTCATCGACTACCGATCATGTAAGCGAGCAGGACGTAGACAACAGCAGCGACGTAGCAAAAGCCGATGCCAGCGAAGATGTAGACGATGATGTCCCAGATCATTCGGATTCCTGCTCTCTCATGCGCTCGGAGTCGGGCTTTGCGGCCTCGATGAGAATCTTCGAGCGAAGCTCTTCTTGCAGGTCCAGCTCCTCGCGGATGCTGCCGAGAAGATCTTCCTTGCCCTTCCACTTCCGATCGCCGTAGGTGTAGATAGCACCGCCACGGCGGATGACGTCGTACAGAACGGCGTACACGAGGTATTCCTTGGCCAGGTCGTAGTCCCCCCGGAAATATCCGAGAAGGGGCGCGTCGGCGAAGTAGAAGTCCACGCTCGCGACCCGCTGCGGGGGAGCGCTCTTGTTCTTAACCGTCTTCGCCTTGATGACCTGACCGACGCGCACCTTGCCCTTTCCGGGGCGGGCTTCGTCGATGAACTCGTCTCGTGTGATCTCGACCCGGCACCAGAAGGCGTAATTCTTGGCGTTGCCGCCGGGCGTTGTTTTCGGTGTTCCGCGCGGGCTGTATCCGCCGATCTGGTCGCGCCACTGGTTGATGAAGAAACAGGTGAGTGCCCTGTCGCTGCCATCCATGCTGCGGATCATGGCCTCACCGACCTTGCGGAAGAACTTCCCGGTCAAGCGAGCGCCGACCGCCATGACGGCCTCGCTCATTTCCTTTTCCGACTCCTCAGAGGGAGTGAGGGCGGGGTAGGAGTCCAGGACTATGCAGTCAACGGTGCGCGAGGCCGCGAATTCCAAGATGGTCTGGTAGGCGAATTCCATCGCCTGCGTAGGGATGACGATTACTCGATCATTGTCTACTCCCAACTCTTCCGCGCGTTCGCGGTTGTAATGCTCGGCGGCTATCCAGAGGGTGGTGAATTCTGGGTTGAGAGCCTGGTTGGCCGCGATGGTCTTGAGGACGATCGTGGTCTTCCCGTGGCTTTCCTTCCCGATGATTTCGGTCCACTTGTTCGTGGGCCACCCGCCGCCGAGCATTACATCCAGCGCAAGGGACCCGCTGGTGATGTACTGCCCAGTCGCGATGTCGGAAGCGAGGGTGATCGAATTCTCCCCGTGCGTCTTCCGAACCTTGGCGATCAGCGCGAGTGCATCGCTATCGAGTCCCATGAGTGAGTTCCCTTTACTGACCATCGGCTTTGAACACGATCAACGCTATTGGGTCCGCTCGCCCCGGTTCCACTAACCTAGTAACTGGTTAAACGAGGAAATCCCCGCACCAACTGGCACGGGGATTCTCTGAGAAATGGCTATCTACTGCACGTCGCAGCCCGCTGCGGAGCAGGCGTACTCCTGGCTGCCGGTCGTCATGTCGTCGAACTCATAGAAGCTGAGGTCGGCCCAGCGGACGGACGGCATGGCCGCGACGGCGGCTTCGTACTCCTCCTTCGTGACCTCCTGGTAGGGGGCCTGCTTGTACGTGTGATCGGAGAAGGGGAGGAAGGAAACGCCGGACAGGTCGGCCCGGTGCTCCCAGACCCACTCCCGAACTTCGTCCCACTCGTAGGTGTAGGAGACCAGGGAGCGCATGAAGCTCAGAGCGTCGCCCTTGTCCGGGTCGTAGCCCTTGAGCAAGGCCGGGTTGTCACCGGCCATTCTCATGAGGGTGACCTTGTCTTCCAGCGTCAGGGCGTGAGCGATGAGCCGGAGTGCGAGGTCCTCGGGGAAGGGGCCGGGATCGGTGACCTTCGCGCCGCGAACCGAAACGGTGATGCTGGGCTTGTGCTCGCACCAGTACTTCTGGAACGCGAGCCACAGTTCGAGGTGCTCGATGGCGGTCATGTCCTTGCGGGTCAGTGCGCCCTTTGGAGCCCGCATGGGGAAGGTGAAGACCCAGTTGCTCGGCTGCATCACGTCGCGCTCGTGCGGAATCCCGGCGTCGATCATGAGAGCGGCCAGCGGGTCCTTCTCATCCGCCCGGACCGTGCGCAGGTAGTACGGCGCGTGGTAGGCGTGGATGCCAGCCGAGACGCCAGCGGCGGAGCTGGCGGTACCGGAGGGCTTGACACAGGTCGCGGCGGCGCTGGCCGGAATGCCGATCTCGTCGGCGAGGTTGAGGTTGACCCAGCGAACCGCGTCGCGGAGGTCCTCCAGCTCCGCCCAGGACCAAGGGTCGCCCTGACCGGCGGCCACGAAAGCGGGGCTGTTGACGATGCCCGTCTGGCTCACGCCCAGCAGGCGCTCATCTTCCGCGTTCTTCGTCCACTCCGGGCGCAGGATGTCGGTGTTGAACTTGGTCAGGGTGGACTGCCAGGTGCCGAGAATGGCGGCGATCCTGGCCTTACGCAGCAGGTCTTCGTGGGTGTCACGGCTCTGGACGACGACCTCGGACAGGTTGCACAGGCCATAAGGTCGCATAACAATTTCGCTACAAGGGTTGACACCATACTCAATATTGGGGTTACGGCGGCCCCAGCGGGAGGCGGTCCGGCGCAGAGCGTCACGGTTGATCAGGCCACGCTCACCGCTGCCGGAGGCGACCAGGTTGTCCCACTCCTTGTCGAATTGCTCGCGCGTGAGGCTGTCGTAGATGACGGCGGAGTTGTTGGCCAGGCTGCGGTGGGGAGCGACCGTCCACCACTCGCCCGACTTTGCCTTGGCCATGTCGGTGTCTTCGAGGTCGGACAGGCTGATCATCGCCGACCGGCGCACACCGCCCACGACGACGACGCTGGCGATCTTGCAGGCCAGGTCGTGGACTTCGAGGGACGTGAGCTGGCGGCCCTGGGCCTCCCACAGCAGCTCGGCGGTGTACGCAAACAGCTCGGCCAGAGGTCCGGGGCCGGAGGCCCTGCCACCGAAGGTCTTCAGCCGCGCTCCGGCCGGGCGGATCAGCGACAGGTCCCAGCCCGGCTGCTTGCCCTCGATCCACATGCTGCGCAGCAGCTCGCGGTAGGCGATGGCCCAGCCCTCCTTGGAGTCCTCCACGACGATCACGGTCTCTGGCGTCTCGAAGATCTCGGCCACGGCCGGGAGCTGGGAGATGTAGCGGTGCTCGACGGAGAATCCCACACCCGTGCCACACATGAGGATGTAGAGGATCTCGTGGAAGGCGGCCAGGTCGGCGATGGGGAGATAGCTACAGTTGAAAGCCGCCATGTTCTCCCGCTGAAGCGCGGGGCCAGCCGTCATGAGCGCTCTCATGGACGGCAGGACTTCCATCTCGCGAATCGCCTCGCGAACCTCGGCGTAGGTGTCAGCCGGAATCTCATAGGCGAACTTCTCGGCGAGGTGACCGCGCATGAAGTTCATGTAGCGGTCTACGGTCTCGGCCCACGTCTCGCGACGGCCTTCCTCCTCCAGCCACCTGGCATAGCGGGAAAGGACGATGTAGTTGCGAAACGGGTCCTTGAGGGAACCATCGGGGTTAAGAATGGTCACAGAAAGCGGCTTTCTCTGCGAAATTGCGGGGGGTTAGCTGACCGATCCGTTCGGTCCGATGTGCGCGAATACGTTGCCGAAGCTGAAATTGTTCGCGGTGCTGACCTGTCGAGCGGGCGCGACTGGCGCTCCAGGCTCGGTCGGCACATGCATGCCGGACGTGGAGTGCTCCACGGGATAGCCACAGGCGGTGCAGCGCGGCCGGATGTTGGGCTGGCCGGGCACTGGCAGGAGCGTGTCCTTGTAGCAGGACGGGCAGGTGGTCTCAGCCTGCGCGCTCTTGGCCTGGTGAGGCTTGTACTCCTGCGGCTGCTCAGGCTGATGCTGGGGCTGAGGAGCTGGGACGGGCTGCGGGCGCTGGGGGATGCCCTGCTGCCACCATGCCTGGCTTGCGGCCTGGGCAGGCTGAGCGGCCGGTGCCTGCTGCGGCCGGGCCTGGGCGAGACGCTGCTTCCAGAAGTCGCTCACTTCTGCATGCCTCCCTTGCGGACCATGGAGCGAAGTCCGGACGCTTCGTCGGCCATGAGGTTGCCGATGATCGCCGACGAGCAGATGGAGATGATCTGCGTGTAGCTGGCCTTGAGGGCGGCGAGCTGCTCGGGCTCCAGGTCCTCCAGGTCGGAGGGGTCCAGCACCTTCATGAGGATGATGTCCGTGCAGATCTGGGACATCAGCTCGATGCGCGGCTCGTAATGCTCGACGGCCTCGGACCGGGCATGGGAGTGGGCGTGCTCCATGTCGGCGGTGTCGCCGGACGGGGGAGTCAGACCCATGGCGATCATGCCCTGCACGGCCTCGTCACACGGGAGCAGGTCATATGCGAGGCGCGTCTGGTACATGGGCTTGGCGTTGATGTAAGCGGTCATTTGGCTTCGCTCCAGCGGTCTACGACTTTAGTGTCTGATTCAAGGGGGACGGATATGAGGTTCTTGATTCCCTCGCCAAGCATTCCCTCGTGGATTGCCACGCGAGCTTCTTCGATAAGGGTGTCGGGTACTAGTGTGACCAATTCGTCGTGAACAGTGAGAATGAGCTTCGCTCCCTCGGGCAGAAGCGAGTGTGTTCTCACCATCGCGATTTTGATGATGTCGGCAGCGCTGCCCTGAATGTGGCTGTTAATGATCTGCCGCTCTGCCTTCTGCCGAATCCACTTCGTGGGAGAGATCACATCCGGTACCCGGCGGATGCGGCCGGTGAGAGTGCGGATGTGCGGCGGGTTGCGCGAGCGCGCGACAGATAGCAGCTTCTTCTTGTAGGCGTAGATCTCCGGGAAGCTCGCCTCGTGCTGTCCAATGATGTTCTGGGCCTCGGTCAGCGGGATTTTCGCGACTTCGGCGAGGAGGTGTTCGCCTCCGCCGTATCCGATGAGGAAGTTGATTCTCTTCCCGTAGTCGGTGCGCTGCTCGCCAGTAACCTGGTCGTGCGGCAGATTAAGGATCCCGGCGGCGGTAATAGTGTGCGGGTCAATGCCGTCCAGGAAACCTTGATGCAGTGCGCCAGGTCCAGCGAAGTGAGCCAGAATGCGCAGCTCAATCTGTGAGTAGTCCGCTACGATGAGCTTGTAGCCGGGCGGCGCGATAAATAGCCCGCGAATACGCTTGCCGAGATCAGTACCGGGCCTAGGGATGTTCTGAAGGTTCGGCTCGGAGGAACTGAAGCGGCCAGTGACCGTCCCGTACTGTTTGAAATTCGTGTGAATCTTGCCGGAGTGGATCTGGCAGGGCCGGTCCTTGGCCGTGGCGTCGCCCAGGTAGCCGTAGACGTACGTGGACAAGAGCTTGCTGGATTCCTTGAAAGCCAGCAGAGCGTCCACCACCGGATTGCCTGCGGCCTTCTCCAGTGCATCGGCGTCCGTGGTGTAGTCCAGGAAGGTGACCCTCTCGCCCGCCTGCTTCTTCTTCTTGCCTCCGGCCGTGAGCTTGGTGGGCTTGATGCCCTGACCGCCCTTGGCCTTGGGGGAGTAGAGGACCTCGGCGACCTGGCGCGGGGCGTTGAGGTTGAACGCCTTACCGGCGCTCCGATAAACGTCCGCCTCCTGCTGCTCGATCAGCTTCTCCAGGTGGTCCTTGAGGCTGTGGAGCGCGGGAACGTCGAGAGGTGCTCCCTCCATGCCCATGGAGAGCAGGACTTCGAGGACGTCCATCTCCAGCCGGAAAACAGGGAAGAGACGCTGATCTTCGAGCCCCTTGAGGTTGCGGTTGCGCAGCCAGCGCGTGAAGCGGGTGTCGAGCAGGTTGTAGCGGGCGACGTCGTTGAAGAGGGTGGTGGCGATGTGCTTGCCGGTCTTGCCCTGGTCGTAGTCGGAGCCGAATTCCTCCCGGACGCGGGGCTTCAAGCCGTTCAACCGGTTCTCGTCAAGGAGCCACGAGGAGACCAAGGTGTCGTGGAACGGGGGCTTCGGCAACGAGCCGCCACGGTGCTTGGCGATCGAGATGGCGTCAAAGGTCAAGTTCTGGGCGACCTTCTCCCGGTCGCTCTCGAACAGCTCGTACGTCTCCTCGAAGACGATTGACGGGCGGAGCTGGGGAGGCGGCTCGTCCCATACAGGAACGCGGAAGTTCCGAACCTTGCCGTTCTTGTCGGTGCGCGGTTCCTTGCGCTCCCCGATGATCTTGTTGCCGATCGGGTGGCGCATGGGGATGACGGCGTCCACGCCGGGCGCGGAGAACGCGATCCAGGCGACATCATTTCGGATGGGCGTGGTCGCGTACTCGCCGATGGTCTCGATGTCCCACGCAAAGTGGTCGTGTCGGGAGATCTCCTTGACGACGTGCCGCAGGTGCTCGACGTCGGAGACGATGTGTCGTGCCAGGCGCATGTGTGAGGACTCCGGGGGTGGCGAGGCCCCCACGACCTACCGTCCGGCTGGGGGGTTACCGGGCGGAAAAGGGTTTGGGTCGTGGGGGCCTGGTTGTGTGGAAGAGCTGACTAGGCCGCGAGTCCTTCGGCCAGCTCTTCCAGGTCCTCTACGGGGTCGATGCGGACGGTGCCCTCAGCGTCGAACAGGTTCTCCATCAGCTCGTCGCGCTCCGCCTGGGTGAGCGGATCGATGTCCCACTCTTCCGCCAGGTCACGGGCCTTGACGGGGACGATGCTGTAGTCATACTTCGTCTGGCCGCCCGACTTCTTTTCGATGCGCTTGATGGCCCAGTACAGGTCCGGCTTGCCGTCGGCGTCGTCGAAGCGGTTGATGGGGCTGGTCTTCTCGCTGGTGGCCCAGTCGTGGATCAGGTCAGAAAGCTGCACGCCAGCGCGGAGGATGACGACCTTCGGGTCCCCGTCGTCGAAGGTCACGACGTTGAAGAGAACCCGTAGTGCGGGCTTCTTGTCCGTGACCTCGCACAGCGGACAGACGTTAACCTCCTTGCCCTTGGAGTCCCGCTCCGTGCCGTGGCAGGTGAACGACTGGCGGCCCTCCTGCTTGATCCAGTGCTCGCGGTAGACGGCGAACGGTTCGTCCTCCAGGAAGGCGATGATCTTGGGCTCGGAGCCGACCTTCAGGTTCTCACCGAAGGACTTACCGCCCTTGGCCTTCTCCTCGTTGTATCCGCCCCAGCCGCCAGCAGCGGAGGGGCCGACGTTGCGCTTCCCCTTGCTGGTGGCGCGCGGGGCCTCGTCGTCGGCGGAGCGGTTGATCTTACGGAAGGTGGGGCGCTGGGGCTTGGCCTCGGGGCTCTCGTGCTGCTCGTCGGTGTCGGGCTCGGGGGTGTACTGGCTGGCAGTGGGGGTGCTGGTCGCGCTACGGCGGGAAATGGAACGTGCCATGGTTGGGGGTGTTGCCTCTCTCAGGCTGCTTCTTGGTCGTGAACGTGGGAGCGGTTGATGGCCAGGTCGCGGAGCCGGATGATGTCGTCGGCCAGGAACGTGTTGACGATGTTCTTGGCGCGGTTCAGAAGCTCTTCGGCGGTCAGGTCGCTCTCGTCCGGGAAGTCGGTGTCGGCCAGCTTGACCTGGCCCCCGTTCTCCTCCCACTCGAACTGACCGAGATTCGTGCGGATGACGCGGCGGTAGCTGACTTCCATGTCAGGCGGCCACCTTCTGTGCCAGGGCGGCTTGCGCCGCGTCGAAAAGGGCTTGAACGCGGCGAGTGAAGGCCGTGCGTGTGATCTGGACGTTGTAGCGCTCCAGGACGCCCTCTTCGCGGGCGATGCGCACGATGCCGAGCATCATGTCTTCGCTGTAGTAGTAGCGGATGCCGTGCTTGGAGCCGGTGGCCGTCGTGGCGATGTTCTGCCAGAACGGAGAGCGCGGGAGCGTGCCGTTGGATCTCCAGAGGCGGATGACGCTGGGCTTGCGGTTGAGCATCTCGGCCAGAGCCGCGATCTCCCAGAACTTGATGGTCTTCGTAACGCCGCGCACCGTGACTTCCCGCTCGATGTAGGGAAGCTCGTACAGGCGGGCGCGGTCTTCGTCGGCCGGAAGGGCAGACCAGAGAGGGCGACCAGGGTGTTCCATGTGCGGCTCAGATCCTCTTGATCGTGTACGTAGTGGAGCTGGTGAAGAGCGATTGCAGCTCTTCGCGGGTGATCAGCCCTTCCTGCTGGAGGGCGAAGAGGGCGTCCTGGTCGATCTCCTCGATCTCGACCTTGCGGATGACCCGGTCCAGGAGGCCCTTCTCCTCTGCGAGGTCGTAGACGGCGTCCTCATCCAGGCGGATGCTCTCGCTGCGCTGGCGGACGAAGCCCTTGACCTGCTTCCCGCCGATTTCGATGGGCTCGGAGAAGCGGACCCTGCGGTGACCTTTGGCGTCAGTAACCCCCGCCTTGGCCGCGTAGGCGTCCATCGCATCCCGCAGGGTCTTGACCCGCTCCCCGAGCCTCTTGACGTCCTCGTCGAGGGCGAACTTCTGCCGTGCCGTCACCGTGATCTCCTCCAAGCTCGGCAGCGGCGCTGAGCTGGTCGGATTGCGGCGGATGGGCATGGGGGTCGTCCTCGTAGGGCTCGTCGGCAGAAACTATTAGAAATCTACCCCGATATTGCCCCAGTTACTTAACCCCCACCGGTAACGATCCGGACATCGAGGTTAGTAACTGTCCAGATCACCCGGCGGCTGCCTGCTCAGCATGCCGGGACAGGCTTCCGACCAGCGCAGACACGCTGCCGTCGGCGTCGGCTCCGTGACCATCCACGATGGCTGAGGCAACCGTGCCCTTGACTTGGAGCCGGTCGTACTGCCGGATCTCGATCGTGTCCAACGTCGGCACATCCACGATCGTCACGGTCTCATGCTTGCTGCTCGCCCGGCGGATCCGACCGTTGATTTGGATACGCTGACCTGCGGAAAGAGGCGGGTCGTAGTTGATCAGATGGGAGCCTCCGGGCAGGTCAACGCCATAGGCTCCGGCGTGACTCATCAAGATCACCCGAGTATCGGGGTCGCGATTGAAGGCATCAGCGGCCTCCTCTTTAGCTGCCTCCGACAGCTCCCCGTGGTACGCGACGATTCCGATATCAGGCCCGATATTGGACCGGAAAATCTGCTCCATACCCCGGTACCTACTGACAATCACCACCTTGTACGCCGGGTCAGCCGCCAAGATCTCCCGAACCTTGGTCGTGACCAGGTCCAGCTTGGGCGAGCTGGCCAGCTCCTTCAGGTGGTAGGCGGTGGCGAACTTCGCGGCGTACGCGGAGCCGGGAAGGTCCTTGGGGACCTTGCCTCCGGCCTCCTTCCTCGCCTGTGCCTGCTCGTACTCAAAAGCCGACGTCACCACCAACTGCGGGTGGTTGATGAGCATCTGCATCGTGCTGTAGACGGCCATCGCCTTACCGGCCTTGGAGGTCTCGTCGTAGCCGCCGTAGTAGGCCGCCAAGTCAAAGTCGCCAGAGCCGCTGACCTGCGCCAACTCGTAGGACAGGTCGGCCGCCGCCTGCCCGTACAAGGTGCGCGTCGCAACGTCCATGGTCACTGGCCACGTCTCGTAGAGCGTCTTGGGCATGTACGCGGCGACATCGGGGTCCTCGATCCGCAGCCGGATCATGGCCGGGGAGAGCTTCCGGTGCAGCGTCGGCAGGTTTCTGTACCGCCTCGGCCGTCCCCAGTGATCACGGACAATGTACGCCTTGTCGAAGTCTGAAGCGTCTCCAAGCAGCTTGTCGTCTACCCACTCCATGATCCCGAAAATGTTCTCCGGCCGGTGCTCCACAGGAGTCGCCGTCAGTGCCAACCGGAAGGCGGCCTTGACCGTGCGCAGCCGCTTTGCCCGTGTGGAGGTACGGCTGGACAGGACCGTGGCCTCATCGAGAATCACCATGTCGGCCAGGTGCTTGAACTTCCTGATGTCGCGGGCAACCGTCTCGTAACCGGCGATGACGTACTGCGGGCGGCGCTCGATCACGTCGGCGATCTGCCGCTTGCGCTGCTCGGGTGTGCCGCCGACGATTACGCACCACCGGTCGGTCGGGACGGTGATCTCGCGCTTGCCGACCTTCTTCGTGGTGGTCTCCACGTCGGTGTGCTCGGCGATGGCGCGAGCCCACTGGAGCCGGAGAGAAGCCGGGCAGATGATCAGGACCAGCGTGTCGTTACCGGCCTCCAGGATCTTCTCTGCCATGGCGATGCTCGTGACGGTCTTGCCCAGACCGGTGTCATAGGCAAGCAAGAGATTTCCCCGATCGGAAAAGCGGGGAACAGCGGGAGCTTGGTAGGGAAACAGGTGTGTGAGAAGCATGATCACCAACGCATGAGGGAGAAGGGCATGGCTCGTTCGAGCTGGGCATGGATTTGCTTGGAGGTGAGGAGGACGGTGTTGCCGTCGGCGTCCTTGTAGCCGCCGGGATCGCAGCCCCAAGGCAAGTCCTCGTGGGTGACGACGGCGACGGAGGTGTAGCGCTTGTGCAGCTCCCAGCCGACGTATTCGGCGGAACGCCAGCCCGCCTCGTCGTTGTCCATCCAGACAATGACCCGCCGGAACCTGCTCAGCAGGGCGATCTGAGCGGCGGAGACCTTCGCTCCGAACGTCGCCACGGGGTACTCCACACCGAACGTCGCCAGGACAGCGCAGTCCAGCGGGGATTCGATCAGGACGCCGGTACCCGGCACAGGCGGCGTCAGATGCAGACCGAAGACGGTTTCGCTCTTCTTGACGCCGTACGGCCGGTTGCGCACGTAGCCGGACGACTTGGTCTGCCAGCCCATGAGCCTGCCGGAGACGTCGCGGATGGGGGTGATCCACGCGGAGTGCTTGGGGTCCCAGAGGATCCCGAATTTCCGGGCCGCCTCCAGGAAGATGCCGCGCTTGTCCAGCTCGTCAGCCGGTGGATCGACGTACAGCGCGAGCGAGGCTTCGCTGATCTTCTTGCGCTCCGGCTCCGGCTCGCGCTCTTCGTACATGCGGGTGACGGCGGCCACGGTGCCTTTGCTGCGGATCCACGCGACGGCCTGGCCGTGCTCGACCCCGAGTACATAGGCGACCAGCTCGGCGAAGCGGCCGGAGAAGCCGCACGAGAAGCAATTGAACTTCCCATGATCGGCGTTGACCGAGAAGGACGGGTTCCGGTCCTCGTGGCCGAGACGCTCCAGGTGTGCTGGGCAGCGGGCGGAGACCTCGCCGTACTCCTCGCTGAGGATCTCCAGGCCAAGGGCTCCCATGGCAGCGGCCACGTCTCCGGGTACGACGTCGGCGAAGGCGTCCCAGCCCTTCGCGATCTTTTCCCGGTTAGGTAGACGGTTAGAAGCCATGGTTGTCGTCCGCGTCATCGTCGTCGCCGAAGGGGTTGTGCTCCAGCTCGTAGAACTTGCCTTGGACCCAATTCCGGTAGAACCAGAAGTCCATCGGGCTACCGTTGCGGCAGGCCAGGATCTTGATCATGGCAATGATCGGGTCCTCGGTCACCTGCACACCGATGAGCACGTCCGCCCACTGCTGGAAGCCGGAGGAGTAGCCGAAGCTGGCGAGGGTGACTTCCTCGCCATGCATCTTGGACTGGAGCATCTGGGTTGAGGCCAGGATGGGGATGTTCCGCCGCATCGCCCCGAATTTCAGGTGGGCGCAGATGTGACGCAGGGCCTTGTCCGAGCCGACATCCTCCCCAAGATCGTCCTGCATCATGTAGAGCCCGTCCACGACAATCAGGTCCGGCTTGAGCATGTCGGCCATGGCCAGGATCCCACTCGGGGTCGTGGAAGTATCAGGGTCGGTCGCAAGCCAGAAGTTCGGGAACAGCTCCATGCCCCTGACAGCGCGTTCGACCTTGCGGAATTCCTTGAGAGCGAGCGAGCCGTCCCGCAAGGCGTTATGAGCAACCATGGCCTCGATGGCGTCCAGGCGCTCTTCCTGCTCCTCGCGCGACATCTCGAAGCCGACGAACAGGATCTTCTTGCCCGCCTTCCACGCGGCAATGGCCGCCAGCAGCAGGAACGTAGACTTCCCGCTCTTGGGCCTGCCACCGAAGACGACGAAGTTCCCTCCACGCCAACCGCCGATGGCCTCGTTGAGCAGTTGGAACCCGGTAGTGATGCCCTTGAGCGCACCGTCATGGTCGCGGAGTTCCTGGTAGCGGTCCAAGCGCTCTTGGCCGTTTGCGGTGACGTCCACAGCCACCGACGTGGGCACGTCGGCCATCACGCCCGCCACGGCGGCGGCCAGGCCCTTGAGCGCCCCTTGGGTGTTGCCCGCCTGAAGGTCGTGAGCGGCGCGGTAGACCGCTGTGTCGAGCAGGAACCCCGTCCGCTTGTCGCGGGCCTGCTCCAGGACGTACTCCAGCGGCTCCAGCTCGGAGTCCAGCTCGTAGTTCGGGTACTCGCTGGCGAAGACGCGCTGGGAAGGAACCTTCCCGTAGCGGCCGTAGTACTCCAGGATGAAGTCCCAGGCGTCCTGGGCGGCGGGATCGGCGAACCATTCGCGCTTGACCCCGGCGTCCACGGCGGCCTTGAGGCCGTCGGCCCAGACGGTGTGGCTGATGATCTGCCGGAAGATGTCCATTCAGAATGCCCCGAGAAATTGCTTGTTGTGGCTGGTCACGATGCGGGTCCGGTTGCCGTAAGTGAACTGGCGGACAGGATCGCCGTCGTAGACAGCGCTGACGTACGGCATGTAGGCGAGCTGGCGGGCCAGGGCCTCCGGGCTGTCGGCTGCCCAGGCAGTACGGGCTGGGAAGTTCTGGGTACGGAGCACTTCCCGGATGCTGGAAGCGACTTCCTCCCCCATGAAGGTCACGAGTTCCACGTTGACGTCGGCCCGGAGGGTGAGCCGCCACAGCGCGGCCTCTGCCGTCTGGTCCCAGGCGAAGGCGTCGGCGGCCGGAGGCTTGGCCTTGCGCCAGCGGCGCGTGGGACCGGCGGCCGGAGGCGTGGCGATCACGGTCTCGAAGACCACGAGGACGGTCGGCAGCACCTCCGACGAGAGGTCACCGCCCTGCATCGTCGTCCATCTCCAAGATGGTGCCGGTGAAGGTCACCGTGATGTGGATGTGGTCGCCTTTCGGCGCGTGGAAGATCTCGCCCTGGGCGTTGTGAAAGCCCTCACTGGCGGCCTTCTCGTACAGGTAGCGGCCCATGTTCGCCTGCACAACATGGAAGTTCTCCAGGTCAAGCCAGCGCGGGAGGGTGGCTGTGGCGGTGAAGACCTTCCGGGTGATCTTAGGCACGGCGCATGTCCTTTCCGGCGAGATGGATGATCGTGAAAGCCTGGTGGGCGAAGGACGACATGCTGGCGTCATACATCTCGTCCCACTTCTCCAGCTTCTCGTTGGTGCTGGCCACGGTGGGCAGGCCGTCTTCGTACCGGCCGCGAATCAGGTCGGTGATCTGGGAACCGACGTAGCCAGATTCGGTGCGGTACTCCTTGCCGACGTCATCGATCACCAGCAGGCCGACCGTCCGCAGGCGCTTGATCCGCTTGGCGATCTTCGGCCCGGCGGTGCCAGCCACGACGGCGCGCATGTCGGAGAGCATGCGGCTGGCCTTGTAGTACAAGATCGTGTTGTCGTGCGTCCAGTGCACTTCGCTGGCGGTCATGCAGGCGAGCGTGGTCTTGCCGGTGCCGTGGGAGCCGATGAGGAGGATCCCCTTGCCGACGCGCGAGCGGTCCGTGGACGTCCGGCCGTAGTGCTGGTCGAAGTCGGCCGCGAACTTGGCGCAGGTGGCGATGGCCTGCTCGCTGGACGGGTTGTGGATCTTCCAGTCGTCGAAGCCTCGTCCCCGGCATTCGTGGGGGATCTGCGCGGTCTCCCAGCGCCAGGCGTAGTCAATGGGCAGCATTGGCGGCCTCCCGTTCGGCCTTGAGTTCGGCCCAGGTCTTGGGGGTGTCGTATTCGGTGACGTCGTCTTGGCTCAGGCCCCAGCTCTCGGCGTAGCCGTCGGCGGCCGGGTTGAAGTGGGTGTCGGCCTCCTCCTGCGCCTGGAGGCGCTCGGCCAGCGCGGCGCGGCGAGCCAGGAAGGAGACCCAGGCGACGCGGCCCCTGAGGTGGAGGCTGGGGTCGCTGGCGTAGATGTCGATCATGGCCCGGATCTGGTCCGGCGTGACGCCTGCCTGCTTCCAGCCGTTCAGGCTCTTAGCCAAAGCCGGAAGATTGACCGTGCCAACCTTGGCGGCGAGGTCGTCGCTGGCGCGCATGGTCTTCTGGAAGTAGTGGGCGAGGCCCAGGCCGGTGTCTGGGTTGATGAGCCGGTCCTTGGGAGCCGGTACGACCTCGGTCATCGGGAAGAGGCCCAGGGCCTTAGCCGGGTCACGCTCCGAGTCGCTCTCCCGGTTAGGGAGACGGTCCTTGGACCGGCTTCCCTTCGCCGCTCGCGCGGAGCGCGAGTGTGTGTTCTTACTACCTTCAGTACTTGGTACAACTCCGTAATTACTAAGGCCCGGATTTCCCGGATCCGGGTTTCCCGTATCCGGCTTTTCAGGACGTCGGCTCTGACCTGCGGTTTCTTGGGTGGGTTCCACGGGGAACTTGCCCTCGTTGTCGCAGAGCATCCTGTAGAGCTTGCGCGGGCGCTTGGTGGTCTCGTCGTACACGTTCTCGATGGCCATGTATCCGGCGTCTACCAGCTCCTTTAGTGCCGTGTAGATGGCGTCGCGACCCTCGACGAATCTGTTCATGAGGTCGCTCACCCGGCAGACCCAGTTGTCAGGGCGGGTCACGAGGTAGACCAAGATGCCGTAGGCGCGGGCGGAGATGATCCCGTCTTCGAGCAGGTCGTTCGCGAGAACTGTGTAGCCGCTGCGGCGGCGGCCAATGCGGATCTCGGAGGAGGCGTCAGCCACGTGTGGTGCTCCAGGAGTTTGAGCTTGAATATCGGCCTCGATATCTAAAGATTAGCTTGCGCTTGGCCGATTTATCCGGTAATGTCCGGATTGTTGATGGAGACAACACCTTGCCTTAGCGGGGGTCCCTTTCCTTGATCGGGGACCCCCGCTTCGTGCTTTCTAGGCGGCCTCGTCCGCCAGCAGGTTCAGCTCCTCGGCCTCGGTGCGGCTGATCTGCACCTTCTGCGCGCCCCTGGGCAGGCGGCCCGGCTTGAGCCGCGCGTAGCTGCCGTCCGCCTTGCGGATCACGGTGACCATGTCCTCGGCGGCGCGCGGCTTGCCGGGAGCGGTGTTGGCGGCGATGACCTCCTCGCGCTTTTGGGCCTCCTGACGCTGCGCCTCCCGGCGGTCCAGCTCCCTGGTCACGCGCTCGGCCACGATGGCGTCCACCATGCGGTAGAAGTCCACGATCACGTCGGCGGCCAGGTTGGTGATGCCGTCCTCGGTAGCCGTCAGCGGGCGCTCGGTCTGCGCTTCGTCCGGAGCGGCCCTGGGAGCCTCGATCTCGGGCTGGGGGTCCTCCGATACCGGGGACGGGCTGTTCTCCTCTGAGATTTTTGCGGTGCGAGCGTTTCGGGGCATCTCCGGCTCGTCCTCTTCCTCGGTTTCGGGTGCTTCCTCCTCGGCCGGAGCTTCTTCCTCCTCGTCGAACTCGATGTCGTCCAGGCCGGTGCTGCTCAGGGCCTTGACCTTGATGCCCCTCCCGGCCGCCTCGGTGGCGATCTCCTCCATGGGGCCGTCGTCGGTACCCTCCTCCCACAGCAGGATGAGCCAGCGGTCGGCCTCGCCCAGCTCAGTGTTGACGAGCTGGTCCAGCAGCTCGGAGACCAACGTCGAGCCGTCGATCTCGACTACCTGTTCGGCGCTCTCCGCGATAGCTCGTCCGCGCACGCCGAGCGTCTTGCTGGCCACAGCGCGGCGGATGTCGTTCTCGGTGCTGAAGTACTCGGCGACGGCGGCGACGCCGGGCGTGGTGTAGGTCCGGTCGGCAGGCAGCCAGACGTGGACCTGGACGTCGGCGTCCTCCGGTGCGATGGAGTCGATCCAGTCGGTGAGGGCCTGGTCGATGAGTTCCTGCTTCGGGTTGGCGGTTCCGAGCACGCCAACGGCAAGGGTGTAGTCAGACAAAGGGGATCCTCGACTCATGTGGTCGGATTGGGCACGGACAGTTCTACCCTCTCAGCGATGCATTTGGAAAGTCACCACGATATCGATCGTGAAACTGCGAAGCCCCCGGCGCAGGGCACCAGGGGCTCACGGGGCAGGTGATCAGGGCATGCGGGTGGTAGGCCGGATCATGACGGGACGCTCGGTTCGCTCGACCCAGACTGATGCCAGACGCAGCACCGCCACGAGAGCGGCAACAGTGCCCGTGTCCATCACCAGGGGCCACGGGCACCAGAGCAGGCCGACCGCCACGGCGATCACGAGAAGCGACTGCACGATGGTGGGAAGTCGGGAAGTTCCCGCAGCTAGGAGAACTTCCCAGACGACCCAGCACGTCAGCGCGGCCTGCGCTAGCGTGAGAAGATCAGCTTCAGGCGGCAAGGTCCTGCCGGTCCTTCACGAGCGAGTTCTTGGCCCAGTCAGACACGCCGGTCGGCTTCCACAGACCGAAGTGCGAAGCGACCGCGCCGACGAAGGCCGTGAAGGCGGTGATGAGCGCGCTCCGCCAGTCCCAAGCGACGCCAGCGTTGACGGCGTCCAGGGCGCTGGCGACGACACCACCGGCCACCGACAGCAGCGCGAGCAGGACGGCGCGCGTGCCGCCGCTCACGCTGGCCTTGGTGACCAGGCCGACCAGGACCGGAAGGACAGTGGAAATGGCAACGGTGAGAAGCTGGACGGTATACACCTGACTCCTAATTGTCGAGGTACGGGATCTTCCCGAATTCCGGGAACTCGACGATGACTCCTGTTGGCGCGGATTCGTCGAGCGCCTGCTTCAGAATGTAGCTGCGGCGCGCGAAGTCTTTGTAATGGAATGTGCCGCCGGAAGCGTCGGTGTATCCGTATCTGCGCCAGAGGTCGATGTTGCCTTCCTTCCAGAAGAAGTACGGTTCCATCGCGATTCCCTCTTCGAGAAGATGGCCTGCCACGAGGAAGTCTTCATCCCCTATCTGCGGCTGGGTGATCTGCGGTTCCCACAGCATGCGAACTCCGCCGTCCGCAGGTGCCTGGAAGACGGTGACAATGCGCTTCCACCCTTCCCCGGCTTCCGGAGCATCGATGCCGTCGGCGTAGGAAGCGGTCTTCCCGAGCTGCGCGCCCGTGGCCGGGTTGTAGACCTTCAGGTGCAGATCATCCATCCCCTCTGACTTGTAGATGTAGGCGGAGACGGTGTACCAGGCGTTGCCGCGCAGAATGTCGTAGGAGGTGAAGATCTGCTGTTGGACATCGAGCGGGCATACCACCCATTGAGCAGACTGCGTGTCATCAGGGAACGGAGACGGCACGTCGAAAGAACTCGACTCCACGCCGTCAGCACTGATACGCAGATCGGTAGCGGCGATGTTCAACCGGTCCGGGTACACGTACGGGACCAGCGAATTGGCCATGCGATAGAGCGTCGGTCCATTCGGGCCGGAAACTTGGACCTGGTACATGGTGAACTGCTGCCAGTTCGTGGCCGCGACATTATCGAATCGGATACCTGGTACGACGTAGGCGGCGCGCTTCCACAGGGTGCCGTCGGAGGTCGTAACGTCCTCGGGCGCGACGAAATCGCAGTAGATCCTCACCCACTCAGCGCCGTTCGCGCCCGTATTGGTGCCGCCATTGGAGCGGGCACGGACTGACAGGAGCGGGTCCGTCTCGGTCACCCCGAAAACCGCGAAGTCAGCGAAAGCGCCAGGCGGAATTGCCTGCCCCAGGTCCAGGCTTCCGGAGGAAGACCCGATGCCATGCCCGGCCGTCTGCCCAGCGATGGCGGCGGTCAGATCACCCGTGGAAGAGCTGGTGCCGCTGGCCTGAAGCTCGGGCGGGAAGGTGAGTTCCGCACTTCCCGTGCTGCTTCCCGTGCCGGACAGCGAAATCGGGTAGGTGATGTCCAGCATCAAGCCGCCGTCGGAAGTTCCGTCGCCGACTGCGCCGATGTAGATCACCGGGTAGGCGTCGAGGCTTCCGACGGAATCGGCGCTTCCGCTGGCACCCATGGGGCCGTACGGCCACAGTGCGAGCTTTCCAGTGGAGGAGGCCGTCCCCTTGGCTTCCATGCCGACAAGATCGCCGTCCAGGGAGCCGGTGGAAGAGGCGGTGCCTGCCAGGGTCGGCAGCAGCACTGTGAAGGTATCGAGGCTTCCTGTGGAGTTGGCAGTGCCGGAAGCCTGGGCATAGGCGATGCCCAGAGTGGCCGACGCGTGCGGGGTGCCTGACCATACGTGGCCAGGCGAGTCGCCATCCACATACGCCGTCTCGACACTCCCGCGTTCGAGCTGGAGGGCGTCAAGCCAGCCGTTCGCGGTACCGCCGTTGACCTCGGGAGACCACGTTAGCTCGTAGTACGTGACCTCGTAGTATCCGGTTCCGTCGCCGGATGGGCCGACGGAACCGTAGCCGTTGATAGTGGAGTTGTACTTCGAGTTCGCGAAGCTTGTGGTGGCAGACCAATGCGATTCGTAGTCCGGGTAGTCGCTGCCGTAGAAGCGGCGGTAGTAGGGGCCGGTCTGTACCCACTCCCCGGCCTTGAAGTACGTGTTGCCCATCGCCAGCCGCGCGACCAGGCGGTTAGCTCCCGCGCGTGGGGTCAGGTTGCGCAGCGCCCATCGGCCGGTCGCCGTGACCGTGAGCGTGCCGACCTGCTGCCGCTGGGCGTTGGTCTCCTCGGGCAGCATGTCGTAGACGGTGACGATCAGCCTGTTGTAGGTGGCACCGTTGGCGGCGGCGCGCGTGATCAGGTAGCCGCTCAGGGTGAGCGGCGCGGTTCCAGGGTCGATGGCGACCGTGGTCTCCATGCCCTTGGTCTGCGTGCTCGTCGTCGAGACGGAGAGCTGGAGGCCGTAGGAGCCGATCTGCTTCTGCGTGGTGCCGCGTGTCAGGGTCGCGCCGTCGCTGCTGGCCCAGCTCGTGGTGTTCGTCTCGAAGCTGGGGTTAGTCAGATAGTTCGCGTAGACGGTCACTATGCCTCCACGGCGATGCCGAATTTGGTATTGGCCTGGTTGAAAGTGCTTGTCGCCGTGGCGACCTGCACGCCGTTGCGAAGCACGGTGATCGACGTACCGCTAGCCTTGACGGTCAGCCGGTCGCCGTCCTTGACCGGCGTGGAGTAGGTGACGAGGTCCGTGATCGCCGCGCCGTTGACCGTCTGTACCTTGGTCCTGGTCGCGCGGATGTAGCTCGTGGTGCTGGCGGCCCGGAGGATGAGCGCCTGCACCATGCCCGTGGGTGCGTTGGTGGAGAAGGTGGCGGCCACCGTGGCGTTACCGCTGCCGTAGTCGAGCAGGGCAAAGGATCGCGCGGCCGGATCGGTGGGGCGGACGACGCCGTACAGATAGGAGTCGCGCTGGAAGCCGAGCATGCCATCGCCCACACTCCAGACCTTGCTGCCGTACTCGGTGGTCCGCCCGGACAGACGGCTGAGGGCTGAGATACCAGTGGGAGTGATCTTCATGCTCGGTGCGGAGGCATGGCCGATGGTTGAGCTGAGGGCCAACGTACCGCCATAGGTCATGTGCCAGTTGCCCACGCCGCTGGAGAAGGTGCTGTTGGGGTTGATCGGCACCGTGGGCGCGGCGGTGGTGGCGAGCTGGATCTCATCGACGTAGAGCGGCTGCGTCTGGACCGCGCCGCCCTTGTAAATGATCACCATCTCGGCCTGTGCGGCTCCGGCCGGTGCGTTCACTGACCCTGTGGTGACCTGTGTCCACGTCGCCAGCGCCGGAGTGATACCGACGATCGTGGAACTGATGTAGCCGCCCGCGCTGGTGAGCCAGTTGATGAACAGCTCCAGGTACAGGGAGCTGGACGGCTGGTAGAGCCACGCGGTTCCGGTGTAGGCGGTGCCTGCGGTGACAGGGAATCGGTCACAGACAACCATGGTGGTGTCGGTGACATGGTGGGTGGTGAAGGTGTCCAGCACGCGAGTGTCCGTCGCCGCCCCGAATTCGCGGCCCAGGAATGCGCCGCGCTCGTCGTAGAACTCCGCGTACACCTGTGCCGGGTTTACCGGCTTCGAGGTCGCCGTGTGCGGCTGGTGGGTGTAGGCGCTCAGGGTCAGCCTGACGCGCGTGTCGGTGCCGACCACCTGCCAGCGGTCGGAGATGCGCGGCGCGACGCCGAGACGGCCAGGCCGCACAGCCGTATACAGCCGTCCCTGGAAGGTCACCAGAGAGCCAGCCGGATACTCAGTCGTGGCGTCCCATGGCTGCGGCTTGGGGATGGGGATGCCGTGCGTGATCGCCGTCAGCGGCTTGACGGGCTGCCCGGCCGCCTCGGGCAGGCAGCGAGCGCCGATGTTGGCAGCAGCCGTGTGGTTGTTCTTCACTGTCACGGCATTGATGCTCAGGTGGGTTTCGAGCGGCTTTGGAGCGCCCAGCACCAGTTCCGTGGCGATCTTGTCATCTGTCGTCACGCTGAACGCCTGTGGTGCCCATCCGTGCTGGGACCGGCTGGTCGGATCGTAGGCCGCCGTCGCTGCGTCGAGCACGAGCAGCGGGTCCCACCAGGTGTTGCTCACGCGCTCGCCAGCGGGCGGCATCTGCGCATATCCGGTGGCTCCGGCGACCTTGCAGACGAAGTGCGCGCCCTCCAACTCAACGCGGTCGCCTACCTTGTAGATGATCGTCGGGTCCCACTCGCGTGGGCGGGGGTTGAGCATCTGGGAGCGGTCGGCCGTGAGCATGAGATTCGGTGACGGGCGCAGGGCGAGATCCCAGCCGGACGCGGCTCGCGCCTCGGCGATCATCGCGTCCATGGTGCCGCGCCGGGCCAGAAGGCTTGCGGCGTCGCGGACGAAGGCTCGCTTGCGTGCGCCGGACAGGCCGGGATAGGCGGGCAAGCCGAACTGCTGGATGAGAAGGTCGATACTTCCGATGTGCGCGAACGCCGGGTCCTGGCTGCGCCATGCGGCGGCGAAGGACGTGCGGACCTTATCCAGGCCCCACCCGATCAGCCCCAGATACCGCATGAGGGTCGAGTTGGTGTCGGCTTCGAGGTCGAGCCGGTTTCCTCGCATGATCTGGTAGTGGATCGGCAGACGCGACCACAGCCATGCCGCGCTCTTCATGTCGGCGATGTGCAGGCATGAGGCTGTGGCCGCCCACATCCACTGCCCGCCGAGCTGGAGGAACGCGGAGTAGTAGACGAAATGGCCGGGGGCTACGTAGATGTCGTTGTAGGAGTTCTCCGGTGTTTCCGAATCGAGCAGGATTTCGCCGTCGATCTCCGAGACGGGGTAACCCCACCGGTTCTTCAGCAGCCGGAAGCGCGTGAACTCGCCGGTTGGCGGATCCCAGGTGATGTGAACGGTCCGGTAGTCGCGGCTGTAGGCGATGAAGGAGTCCGGATTGAAGTTCGGCAGGTCCGGCTCAGGGCCGTAAAACCTGGTGCCGTAGTTATGCGTTAGATAGATGGCCAATGGATTCCGCTTTCTACAACGTTATCGGCAGTTGTCCAGGCTCCGCGCCAGCCGGTCATCTGGTACCACAGCTCGTCCCGGTATTCCATGACCTCGTCCAGCGTCGAGAATTCCGGGTGCGGGGACAGGTCGTAGAACCGATGCGAGTTGTCGATGATCTGAATCCGCGACAACGCCGAACCGCCTCGCGCGATATCAACGCGAGGAACCTGCCGCAATCCCTCGTATGTGCAGTACACGGTGTAGCGGCATTCGTCCGGCGGCGGGATGGGGATGCAGACTGGTGGTCGATCGCCCGGCACCTGGTCGGGCAGTGGGTCAAAAGGGACCGACTCACCCTCTCCCTTGTACTCGTTGCACCGGACCAGATGGGCTCGCAGATAGCAGTGCGCATCCAGCTCGCGCGTGGACGCATTCAGGTTCGTGCGGATTCCCATGCTGATCCGCGTGCCCTTGTCGAGCGTCTCCGTCCACGTGATGTGCTGGTGCAGGGCGCTGCGGTTATGGCTGCCCTCTTCCAGGACATGGCGCACGCCGATGTCATTGCCGTTGACTTCCAGGCGCAGCAGCCGGATCGCCTCATAGCGCTGTGTATCGTTGTTGGCCTGCCAGTCAACTTTGATGGTGAAGCACCACAAGCCGGATTCATTGAGCCGAATTCCGGTGCCGGTGCTCATGCCGAAAGGATCTTCGTCGGCGCGCAAGGTCGGCCGCTGCCAGATGTTCGGAGTCACGTCGAACTCGCGGATGCTTCCCCGGAAGTAGGGAACGTGCTCGCCTCGCGCCACTGACTGAATGCGGGCAGCGACAGTCCCGTGATCCGGCGTGAGGCCGCCAGGGTTGTTCGTGGCGCGCTGCGGCACGATTCCAAGCGTTCGCTGAATCGCCTCGATTTCTTCCTGGACGCGATTCATGTGGTCGGCCCACACGATATCGACGTAGTTGCGCTTGGTCGTCCATACGGGGATGGACTGTGGGTATGAAGCGGTCACAGTGCTTTCCTAAAAGCCGTAATGGACATAGCCGGGGAACCCCGTACGGAGATCGATATTGGAGTGCGTCCCGTCCCACCTGCCCGAATAGAGTGTGCCAGCGTTGGGAGACCTGTGGATTTCTACGACATTGCCGCACGAGTCGTAGGTGGCGCTGGTATTCAGATAGGGATGCCATCGAATGCTGTAGGGCTGCCCACATGGCCCTTGCGGCTGATAGCCGGTGTGATTGAGGCAGCCGTCATCCGGATAATGCTCCTGGCATCCGTCATCTGGAGGAGGCGGCGGAGGAGGCGGCGGATCAGGATCGAAGTTCGGGTTGGGCAGGCCAGGCCCACCCTGTCTCAGGCATCGCACCAAATGCGCGCGAAGATAGACGTTGACCGGCTCCACGATGCGCTCGGTGTCGGCGAGAATCGCGTGCAACGCAACGGTGATATCCGTGCCCTCCACGAGGTTTTCTTGCCACGTGACCGTGGTGGTCATGGAGTCGCGGTTTTTGTCGCTCTCCAGGAGAACGTCACGCAGGCCAACATCGCGCTGATTGATCTCCAGCGACAGCATGCGGGAGGTGATCTGCCGCTGGGACGCTGAGGTGGCCAGCCAGTCAGCTTTGGCCGTGATCATCCAATAGCCCGTCTGGTTGATCCGGAAGCCCGTGTTGTGCGCCATGCCGTGGGTGTCTTCAACGGCGGTGAGGCGCGGCCGGAAATACTCGTTGGGGATCACTTGAGCGCCGATGTGTGTTCCCCGGTAGGCGATCATCGGCTCGCCACGGGCGGAGGCCAGGATGCGAGCGGTCACCGTGCCGTAGTCGGGCGTCCTGCGGGCCGGGTTGTTGGTGGCCCGCTGCGGCATCAGGCCCAGCGTCCGCTCAATCGCCGCCAGCTCGTCTTGCGTCTGGTTGAAGTTCGCGGCGAAGATCGGATCCTGGAAGTCCCTCTTCGTGCTCCAGCCGCGCAGCGCTGCGGGATAGGTGGCTGGCATCAGACCACCCCGCCCGAGGTCGCCATGGTGATGGTGCCGAGCTGGGGCAGCTCGTAGGCGGCCATGACCGCGTCGGCCAGCACCGTCTGCGCGGCGTCGTGCCTGGCCAGTACCGGGATGGTGATGTTGACGACGCCGGGGATCGCGGTGAGCGCGCCGTAGACCTCGCCGATCGTGATCCGGCTGCCGAAGCCGTTGTCCGGGCTGTTGACCAAGCTCGTGAGGGTGTTGCGGACGTTGGTCTCCACCTGGAAACGGCGGTATGTCGGGGCCACGGTGAGCTGCATCGGAGTCGCCTCCGACCCGAAATTGACCTTGATGATCGTCGGGCCTTGGACGTTGACGCGCACACCGGCCGCGCTCGCGGAGGTGAGCTGCGCCGTCACGGAGTTGATCAGATCCACGCTCGGGGTCGTCCGGCCAGGACCGGCGATGTAGACAACCACGGAGCTGCTGACGTTGCTCACCGCATTGGCCGCGCTGACGCCGGGTACCGTGAGCGCGATCTTGCTGTAGTCGGCCAGCGTGATCGCACGGCCGAAAGCCGCATACGCGAGCGAGGCGTTACGCCGGATCTCCTCGATATCCTCGCGGTCGCCGCCGCCGACCATGGCCGTGGAGATCGGCGCACCCGCCGTGTCCGTGGCGATCGTGACGCCGTCAACGCCATCGGACATGGTCCAGATCTGGCCTGCGCCGAGATTTCCGTTGCGGCCCTCGCCGCTTCGATAGGTGGCGTAGACGCGGCTGCCGAGCGGAGGAATCATGCCGTTGACGCCGTCGCCGAAGTAAATGCTGGTGGTCCCCTCAGGGTCCGGCCGGACTGTGAAAACGGGGTCAGTCGGGCCGGAGTAGATCATCCGGGCGACGTAGGTCCACTCGATATCCGCGTACGGCGCTTCGACGTGGACGCGGATGCTGCCGTCGATCACCCCGATATTTGGGATGGCGAATCGCTGAAGCTCGGTGCCGTCCGAGGCTCCGAGCAGCAGCTTGGTCGTGGTCCGGCCTTCGGCCACGGGGACCTGGACCGTGCCGCCGTTGGCGGGAACGGTGACGTCCTGCGTGGACTCGAAGCGCAGGACGCCGTCGATCGCCTCCAGGTAGCGTGACGCGAAGCCTGTGCCTTTGGGGACGGTGACGGCCGGGCCGTCCGGATCGGTGACGAGAGTGACAGTGCCGGTGGCGGGAGTGGCGTTGTGCGCGACATAGCCGAGCACGTCGGCGATGGTCATGACCGCGTGCATCGTGGTCGCCGTAGGCAGGTAGCTCTCCGCCAGCAGGCGATCGATGCTGTAGTTGTTCAGGTCGGCGGCATGCGAGAACAATTCCGCCAACACAACGCCAAAGTCTGCCTCTGACCTGCTGGTCCATTCCGGGAGCAGGATCTCGGCGTGCCGCAGGAGGTCTCTCTTGATCTCCTGGTAGTCGGCGCTGGTGTAGTCGATGGGGACGTCAGCCACGCAGGCGCTCCCGCAGTCGGCCGCGCGAGTCGATCGACGCGGTATGGATGGAGCGCGCCAGCCCGTCAGGGGAGTCGGGCGCGTCGGTGCGCGTGTAGCGGATGTCGATGACGGCGATGCTCTGCTGGTCGGCCTTCGGGATCGGCTTGACGTCGTTGACGATCACGCCGGGTTCCCACATCGCCATCTGCGCCTTCGTGCGTTCGGTCAGCTCGACCGCGACCAGGCCGCCGCCCGGCTCGAAGATGTAGTCGTTCACGGGCACGCCGAACTGAGGCAGCATCACCCTCTCCTCGGGCTCAGTGCCGACGACCGTGACGATCCTCTGGACGATCTGCTTGGCCGGGTCATGGGTGGTGGCGATGCCGCCGTCCGCGCCGATCCGGAAGGGCAAGTCCATCGCTACCGGCATCAGGACGCCCCGTACTGACCCCAGCCGATAGCCTCTCCCGGTTTGGGAGACGCATCCTGGCCAGGAGCGGACTCCGCTGGACGGTACAGGAGCACGAGCGTCTCCAGCTCGCGAATCCGCGCGTGCGCGGTCCGCAGCCGAGCTTCGGTCACCACGGCGCGATCTTCGGCCGCGATGCGCGCCTGACGCTGAGCCTCCGCGTAGTCGGCCATATTCAGGGCCTCGTCCACGATTTCACCCGCTTTACAACTGGAAATCCGATTCGTACGTTTTCCAGTGTATTTGGGTGTTATCCGCCCTTTAGAATTTCGATTTCGGCCTGAAGTTCTTCGACCTTGCGCGAGAGCTGATCGACCGCCGCCCACAGCACGCCGATCATCGCTGTCGGGGACACGAACTTCCCGTCCTGGAGAACGAAGTCAGGAAGCGTCTCCGCCAGTGGGCCGACGCGCGTCTGTTGCTCCCGGTCGAACTCCTCCCGGTAGTTCCACATGCGCGACGGAGCATCTCGGACGATCTGCTCGGGGTCGAAATCCAGGGCTCGGATGTTCTCCTTGAAATCGGCGCTGGACATGTCCACATGAGTGGTCGCATATGAGTTGACGTAGCCGCTGGCGTCCTTGCCCCGATGGTGGACTCCACCGCCGGACAGATGGACCGATGAGCTGGAGCCGGAGAGATAAGCGGTGCCCTTCGGAGCGCGAATCCTGATCGGGTTCTCCGGATGCGTCAGCTCCAGCTCGGTCTCATCGTTGACCAGGTAAGCGAATTCCTTAATGTTGTGCGGGATGAAGTACTGCGGGTATCGCAGGTCCGAGTGCAGGAATCGGATCCAGACCTTCTCCCCGACTTTCAGCTTGGAGATCGTCATAGAGCCTGGCTCGGCCCACTCAGAGATGGTCTTACCGAGCACATCGGGTACGCGCACCTGAATGCGTCGCTTGTTCTTCGGGTCCTTCGTGGAGACCACGATTCCCCAGAAATAGCCCTCGTGGACCGGGCGCTTGTCCTCGCTCACAGGATCACCTCCTGCATCTGCGACGAACGCCATTTGCCGCCGCCCTCCGTGCACGCGTCGTTGAGCAGGGGAGCGGTCTGGTCTCGGTAGTTGTAGGTGTCCGGCGCATTCCTGGCCAGCTCTACATACGTCGTGAAGTCGATCTTCGCCATACCTGCCGACGGCGCGTTGATCGGAGCGCGCAGAGTGTGTGTCGTCGCCGTGATCACCCAGTCGCCTTTCAGCCGCTCGGCCATGGCGTCGCCCTTGAGCTTGATCGGCTGGCCGGGCTGAAGTCTCGTCGAACCCTTCAGCATCCCTTGAGCGGTCAAATAGTCCTGGGTGGTGACCTGTGCGCCGTCCAGCGTGAAGTCCAGCTCGCCCTGACTGTCGAGTCGCGTATCTGTGATGACCTCCTGCCGGGCCTTGCTGTCGCCTTGCGTGTTGAAGATCATGCGCTCGGATTTGAAGTCCACGCCGTAGGCCGCGTGCTCGATTTTCCGGCCGGTGGGATCGGGCATGTCGTCGCCGACGAACGCCCTGAACTGGTCGATGTGGTACCACTTGTTGCCGGACTTGTGGATCTCGAACTCCGGCGCGGTCGCTTTACGCGCGGCAGCCCAGGCGGCCGGATCCACGAAGTAGAGCACACCGTTATCGACCCAGCAGCGGCGGCCCGAGGCGGCGGCCCGCTCCTGGAGGAACGCGTAATCAGTCTTCCGGTCCTGGTAGACGTAGGTGTGCACGCGCTTGGTCCGGTGGGCGACGAAAGAGAGCCCGTGCTTGCGAGCTATCTCTTTGGCAATCGCGCTATCGGTCATGTTGCGCCAATCCTTCGTACGGGTGACCGAAAGCGCCTGCCCGTTGCCGACGAGCACATAATCCACCTGGACGTTCTGCTTCCGGATCGGCGATTCGGAGATGTAGTCGGCGTGGTGGATGTAGCCGTAGAAGGTGTGCAGATCGTCAGGCTCCCAGCCCCATTTCACCTCAACCAGGCTGTTCTCCTTATACACCTTGGGCTTGATGACGAACTGGCCATCCATCGGATAGTGGATGGATATATACATCAGCGTGTGCTCGGCGATCCGCTGCTCGATCCGAACTTCCAGCGCAGGTGGTGACACCTTCTGTCCACCGACCTTGAAATTAAGAAAGGGCTTACGCCAGTACATGCGGCAACCTCAGCATCATCCCAGGAGAGATCGACATCCAATCCAGAATCTCGGGGTTGGCGTCAGCGATCATGTACCACAAGCCCACATCCCCGTAATTCCGGTAGGCAATCAGATCGATCCGGTCACCTTCCTTCACGATGTACTGAGTGAAACGGAAAGCCCACGCCTTGTTTGGCCGAAGCTCCCGGCCGCGCACCAACTGCCCGCGTCTCTTGGTGTAGACGCTCCGCATGCCCTCGTATCTGCTGTCGGCCATCAGTTCGGCACCTCCCGAAGTCGTTCCAACGCTGAGTTGTTACCGAAGTCGTGCAGCGGATCCGGGTTGTAGCCGTTATCGCCACCCGCCGAACCCGAAAATTCGACCGTGTCCGGGATCAACGCCACCGTCATCTCGACCGCACACCGCGTCGGCACCATGAGGTGAGTCCAGTGCGTGTACTCCACCGAGAATTCCGTGATCGAGCCGAAATACCGCAGGGAGTTAGCCGACGTCCCGAAATAGAAACGCATCGGCACGAACACGGGCACGCCCGTTCCGGTCGTCTTCAGCGTTTCGGTGTTCCCGCCGTTATCCCGGTCCGTGGTGAAGTTCTGCGCCGTCTCCATGCCGGTCATAACCTTGAGCTGGTTGATGTCCACGTTGACACCATTGGCCCCCGCGCCACCGCCGACCGCTTCCGCCCACCTGTCGAAGAGCAAGCTGAAGGAGAGAATCTGGTTGGTGACGCCACGGAAAAGGCCGGGCGCGGTCGGATCCACACCCGACGACACCGCGATATTGCCCTCATAGCTCGGGTACGTCACGCGGACCGTGGAGGGGTTGAACAGGAACTTGAGGCCCTGTTTCCCCTGCCCCGGCATCGCCTTGTCCTGGACGATGTAGCCCCGGACCACGGTCTGCGTCTGCCCGTCCGGCCCGTAGGTCGCTTGGAGAGCAGCGTCAAAATCCGGATTGAACTGAACCACTTAACGCCCCTTCGATACACGCTTGGCCCGGTTGATGCGCTCCAGCTCCGCCGCGAATTCGGCAGCGGTCTGCCGTGCAGAGGCAGCGTTAGCGCCAGCCCCGACATGGAGCTGAATCGACCCAGGCCCGAAATTGAACGTCAACCCGCCGCCACCGCCGCCACCGGCCACGCGTTCGGCCAGTGCGTTCGGCGCGGTCGCTTCCTTCAACAGCGCGTCTCGGATCTTCTCGGCAGGGTTGCGCGGGATGACCATCTCGCCCTTGTGCAGCGTCGCCTGGTGCTCGTCCTCGGGAATCTCCCACGCGCCGTCGCGGTACCAGTGCCCGACATCCTTGCCGTTGATCTTCTTCTTGGAGTTCCAGAACGACCACGCCCCGAGCGGGGTCTTGTAACGCTGCTTGATGTAGCCCAGGCCCCACTCAATCTGGGTGGCCGGATTGGTGGCCCAGTCCTTGCCCGCGCTGGCCATCTTGCTGCCGGGGAGCGCCTGCGGAATGCCGTACGCGTCGCTAGTCGGGTTGTCCGCCTTGTGGTTCCAGCCGGACTCCCGCTGCCACAGAGCCTCCAGGGCCTTCCACTGCTTGCCCGTCCAGCCCATCTCGGCCGCCATCTGCTTGCCGATCTTCTTGTTGCTCTCGGCCGTGCCGGAGCCCTTGGGCACGGACGGGACTTTGACGTTGTTTCCCTGCTTGGTCTGCGGGTCCTTGGCCTCGGTAGCTGTGGCCGGATCCTCGCGTGCCTCCTTGATCGCCAGTTCGTTCTGCGCCTGCTCGATGTCGGAGGATCCCGTGGTGTTGGCGGCGAAGAACGCCTTGATCGCGTCTACTTCCTCCACCGACCCGAGCTGGTTGGCCACGGCCGTGCTGGGCGAGCCGGTACCGCCAACACTGGTTGAGCCGTCGCCGACGGGTTCCTTCTTGCCGCTGCTTGGCCCCGACCCTTCGACCTGACCAGGGCGTGGCCCTGGTTCTTCGCCCTGCGGTTGCCCTTCGCGGACGTCGCCCTTCTTCGGGATGTCACTCAGCGATACGCCGGAGCGCGGCCCCTTGAGCCACGACTTGATCATGACCGCGCCAGCGAAGGGGTTCGACCTGACGACCTGGATCTTCTTGCCCGTTCTGGGTGCGTGGACGAACGCGTTCCGGCTAATCATCATCCGCACGTGGCCGCCGCCGGAGGTGTAGATCAGGTCACCGGGACCGGCTTCCTTGGCAGAGACTCTGCGGCCCTTGGGGTCGTTCATCTGCGACCACGTGTCACGCGGGATCTTGATGCGCGCACCCTGCCAATAGGCGTACTGCACGAGGCTGGAGCAGTCGAAACCGACGGTGTTCCGGCCCTGCTGCGTGCCTCGGGTCGGACCCTTGATGTTGCCGCCGCCCCACGAGTATGGGAGGCCGACTTGGCTGAGCGCCGCTTGGATGACACCGGACGCGACGTTCGGCGAACTCTTCGACTCCTTCTTGGCCTCGGCCTTCGGCCCCTTGCCTGGAGTGGGATCCGGCGACGAAGACGAGCTTGCCTCTGTTGCCGGACCGGCCGGAGGGAGGATGGAGCCCAGCAGCGATTTGACATTGCTGCCGCCCGGCAGGCTGTCCAGGAGGCTGCCGCCGATGTTCAGGCCGGACTGGACAGTCGGGTTGACCGTGGAGACATACCCGGAAATGCGGACGAGCCACTGACCGAAGGCCGACTTGAAGAGGTTGTTGAACGCCTTGTTGAACAACGTCAGATGCTCGGTCGCGTCCTTCATGCCCTTCATGAAGGGTTCGTTCGTGTTCGCGTCCTTGGCGTTGGTGACGGCCTCGCGCCGCTTCAGGGTGTTGATCGTGTCGTCGGCGAGCCCGGCCTTCTTGAGCTTCTCCTGCGCCGCCGAGATCTTCTCGGAGTTGCCCGCAACTGCATCGTCGAGCGTCAGGTCAGCGAGCGCCTTCTTGTAATCCTCCTGGCCCATGCCGTGTTCGCTGACGGTGACGATGGCGTCGAGCTGGGCGCGGACGTTGGCCTTCATCTCCTCGTCCATGCCCTGCGTGTAATTGTCGAAGGACGCGGCGGCGAGCTGGCCAGGGCGCATGGACTTCATGAAGCCCTTCATGCCGACCTTCTCGCCGCCCCACGGTCCGTAGACGGCATCGAGGTAGCCGTAGAGGTTGTCGATGGTGCCGCCGTACTTGCCGCCGCCCTCGTAGGTGTCGCCGATACCCATCCGCAAGGACCTCATTTGGAACTGCGGGCTTCTCATGAAGGCTTCGAGGTTGGCCGTGCTCGTGGCCGACGCGTACGGGTTGGCCGCCGCCAGGGAGGTGAAGTCCTGCCACTCCTGCTTAGCGCTCGGGGAGCTGTTGAAATCGCGGGTTCCGACAAGGCTGCCCATCAGCCAGTTGGCGTTCTGGGCGTCCTGGTGGTTATAGGCCCAGAAGGAATAGGAGCTGGTCGCGTCCTGCCCGAAAATCTGCTGGCGGATGGCGTCGGCCTGGCTGACCGAATCACCGCCGTAGGACGTTGCAGGCATCTGCCGCGCCGCCCTGCGAGCGTAGGCGTGCATCTCCTGCATCTTGGTGGCCTTGGAGTCGCCGTAGGCGGCGGCGAAGTCCCATCCGAAGCTGAGCAGGCCGCTGAGCTTCGACGGGAGCTTGACTTCCTGCGCGGTAGGCCGCTGCGTCGGGGGGATGGAGGAGAACGGATTTCCGGGAACCATGCTTCCGGAGCCGCCCGGCGGGACGCCGCCGTTGTTGTACCCGCCTCCGCCGGTCGCGGCCAGCCCACCGCCACCACCAGAGCCGCCGCTGGAGTGACCGCCGTTGTTGTAGCCGCCGCTCGGCGGGGGAGTGCCACCACCGCCTCCGCCACCACCGCCGTTGCTCTGGCCAGAGCCTCCGCCGCCCCCTGCGGTCTGTGCGTTGCCATTGACGTAGCCGGTGCTGTAGGTCGGCGGCGTGAAGCCCTGCGGCATGACGTTGCCGAGAATGTAGCCGCCTGATGCCTGCTGCTGGCCAGGTGCCGCCTTGGCGGTGGGCAGATAGGAGCCTTGCCGGGAAGGCAGATACGACTGTTGGGCTAGGGGAACGGTGTTGTAGCTGCTCGTACCTGCGGAGAGACTGAAGCCGCTGCCGGTGCGCGACAACAGAGACAGGACCTTCTCAAAGGTCCGCTGGACCTCGATCAGGGTCTTGGTGTTGTCCCGCAGGTTCTTCGCGAGGTCGTTGCCCTCCAGCAGGTACGTCTCAGCCATTGGCGTTTCTCTGCCTCTCCAGACGCCACTTGGCGAGCGCCACGTAATACCGGCGCTCGCGCACGGTCAGAGCGCGTGCGTCACCGACACTCCACCCGTAGGTGAGGACAAGGTCAGAGTCGGTGTCCACCACGCGCTGCCAATCAATTCCAGCGAAACAGGGCAGCCAGGGTGACCTGCACCTTCTGCTCGTGGCCGCAGCCCGCGCAGGTGATGGGCACGCCCTCCTCGTCCGGGCCGACACGGCGGGTACGCAGCTCGTCCAGGATGGCGGCGCGGTCGGCCAGGCCCATCTCGCGCATGGCGGACTCGGCGGTTGGGTGACCAGCGACCGGGCGCACGTTACCCGTCGGGCCAGTCAGGGAGATGACCGTGCGCGCCAGGAGCAGCGTGTCGGCCTCGGCCACCGTCAGGTCCTTGTCACGGGTGGCCGCGACCACCTCGTTTTGGTCCTTGCCCCGGATCATGCGCACCTGCGCAGTGACGCCGCGCCTCAGGGACACCACGAACTCCGTGACTCCGGGCTCCGGGCTCTTAGTGATGGGGATCTCTTCCAGGCCCACGGTGACGCCGAGCTTCTGCTTGCAGCCCTGGCACGTCAGCTCATAGGTCAGCTTGTCGCCGTAGGTCGCCTTGCGGATCCCGAGCAGCAGTATGTCGCGATCACCCACGACGAGCTGGTTGAGGAGGTCCTGCGTCGCGGGCCGGTCGCCGATGAAGGCCGTGCCTCGCTCCAGCAAGGTACTGACGAACGCCTCCGGCGCGCTGGACAGGGCGGCTCGGGAGATGGCCTCCTCATCCGCGCCGGTCAGCTCCCGCACACGAGCGGTCCGAACTACTTGGCCGTCCAGGGTCAGGCCGCAGGCCAGCTCCACGACATCATCAGTGGGCGGCTCAGGCTGCGGCATGGGGTCTTCCAGCGCACGCCGTATCTCGGCTGCTGCCGTCGGATCTGTGACGGGATTGCGGTAGTGAATACCCGAGTTCTGGTCCAAGGCGGTAATTCTCCTTCGATATGCGACGGGTTCGTCTTACATAACGTTAGGAGAATTACCGCCTCAGATATTAACGTCAGCCCGAGCTTGAGAACTCGGCCGCGTTACCGGTCGGCGAGTTCGGGGCCAGACTGAACCCGAATCCCTCGTGGACCAGCGTCATCTGATTGACGATGATCTGATTGGAACCGGCATCCAGGTCCGAGAACGAAACGGTCGTCGGCCACGCGTTATAGAGCTTGAAACGCGCCCGGACATCGCCGTCGCCCTCCATGACCGGGTGAGACAGGACCATGATCTCCACGTCCACCCGGAAATCGTAGCCCTGCGTGGCCGGAGCCGATCCAAGACCCGAGTCGCCACCCGAGGAAACGGCCATGACGGTACGCATCCAGCGCATCATGAATCCGCCATCCTCGCCCACGACCAGGCCCTTGCTAAAGGTGACGGGCTGGAAATCCGTCTGGCCCGGAAGCTTGTGCGGACTGGTCGAATACCCGCCCTCACGGTAAGGGATGACATCGGTGTTGACGGAAAGTCCGGAGATGGACATGAATCCCGCGTTGACGGGCGTCTCCACACCGGAGGTGCCATTAGCGCCGCCCCGGCTGAATGCCACCTTGAACTTGAAGTTCCGCAGCGGGTCAGACGTCAGAAGGTGCCCAGTAGGCATTGCTCGCAGACCTCTCTCTTAGAAGTTTTCCTCGACGCTGGACTGTCCGTCCCACTGGCCGACCTTGATGACGATGAATTCGGCGGGATACCTGAGGGCCACCCGCACATCGACATTCACGCGACCCGCGTTGATGGTCTGCGGAGTGTTGTTCGCATCCGAACAGACGACGTTGAACGCTTCGCTTTCATTGCGTCCCGCAAGAACGCCCTGGCGGAGCAGATGCAGCAGATAGCGGTCGATCGTCATCTTGATGACCTGCCACAAGTCAGGTCCGTTCGGCTCGAACACGGCGAACTTCGAGATATCGACGAGCTGCTTCCGCAGCATGATGAGCGTGCGCCGGACAGGCACATACCGGTCGGGGAGTTCACGCTTCAACGTGCGCGAGCCCATGATGCAGATCCCGTTTCCGGGCACCAGTCGAATGACGTTGATGTGGTGATCCGCGAGGTCGTCCAGCTCGGCCGGAGTGAACTTGCACTCGGCGGCGAGAACGCCTTCCAGCTTGGTTTCCGTACCGGCCGGAGCCTTGGCCACATGCCGCACGCTGTCATTGCGCGCGAAACGCCCGAGAATAACGCCGCCCGGAGGCAGGAGCTTGACCGCGCCGTACATATTCGTCGCCGGGTCGCTGCACATCAGCCACGGCCCATAAACCGCCCCGTACGAGGTTGCGCGGTACGGGTCGGAACCCGTCACCAGGCCCGTGTAACCGGCGGCGATCTGAGAAGACGTCGCACCCTCGGCACCGCGCGGCCCGTCGATGACGACAAACACCTTGCCCGTGGACTCGGCCCATTCCAGAACCGGGTTGATGATGCTGTCGCTGATGACGCCCGGAATGTTGAGGTCGATGTTGTCGTCCAGGTCGCCCAGCGTCTTGGCCGCCGCAACCATGTCGTAGGGGGCAACACCGTCACTACCCGTGCCGAGAAACGCGTCCGTCGCCGGAATGACGTCATTGGTCGGGTGGTAGACGTACGTCTCGGAAACCTTCAGGTTCGCCAGCCGCACAACGAGCGAGCCCGCCCACGAGGAATTGACGATCGTGATGGCGTAGCGCGAGTCGTTGGGGTTGGACGACAGGTCCTCGAAACGCTCCACCTCGCGCCCGCTATTGCGGATGATCAGCGTGAAACGCCCAGCCGGAGCACCGGTCGGCACCACGTGAACCGACAGGGTGTTACCACCCACGCCAGGCGACATCGCGGTGACCTTGATGGCATCCTGGGGACCGCCAGAACCAGCCGGACGCGAGTCCTTGAGCGTCACCGTGGCGTACGTCGCGTCCGAGCGCGCCGACCTGACGATGTAGCACTGGCCGCCGCCATTCTTGTAGAACATGTAGACGGCGTAGGGAAGGTAACTGCCCTGCGCGGCGAAGCCACCGAAAAGAGTGACGAACTGCGCCCACGACTTGATCTTCGTCGGCAGCGCCGGACCCTTCTCGGTGATGCCGACAAATGCCGCGACGGCACGCGCATCACCGTAACCAGCAGCCCCGCGCGGCGACAGATCCTCTTCGATGTATACGCCTGGGGTTAGGTACTCGGCCACTGAACTCCTCTAATCCTCGTCGCCTTCGTAAAGAAAGTCGAAATGCTCTGTCTCTTTGTCGTCGCGCAGGGGCCGAAGTGTCCCGGCGACGTGATCGGGATAAGTGAGCCGTTCGATTTCCCAAGGCGTCATCTCAGAGAAGACGCGGACCAAGTAGTAAGTCTCGAATATCCGCTTGTTGTCGGAGTCCAGACGGGACGAGAACGTCGGCCCTGCCTGCACATCCATGGACACTTCCACCCCGATTTCCGGGATGAGCAGCGTGCCCGCCCGATGCGGGATCCTCGCCTCTTTGCCCAGCTCAACCGTCAGAAGCGTCTGATGCTCCTGCATCCTGGTGTAGACGCTGATCTGATAGTCGATGTCGAAAGGGATCGGAAACCCCGCGTAGTAACCCCAGCGCGCCCCAGCAGGAACCGGATCCTTTCCCTCGGGCGTGTACGGGATTCGCACACGGCCTCGGTGCTCGCGATCCGTTGCCTGATAGACACCTGTCCGAGTTAGTATCAGAATCGGGAAAGTCATATCAGCCGCTTCGGGCTCGGGCTGCGAAAACCGCACAGGAACAGGCTCTCCGAGACCAGGCAAACTGATCCCAGAGAGCCGCGCCTTTATCGCGCGATCCTCACGCAGAACCCACGGCATAGCTGGTTACGCGCCCCAGCCAATCGCGCCGAAAACAATCACAATGAACCGCCCTTACAAGAAACGACTACACAATTAGAGTAAGGGCGGAAGCGCAAACGTTTATAAAACGGGCTCCGTCACGGATTCTCCGGCAATTCCGGCTGAGCTTCCGTCGTGTACCACTTCGAGAACTGGGCATCGCCCCTCAAGTCCTCGGGCTTGAGCTGTATCGCGTCGATACCGGCGACGAGATCGTGCCTGCGTATCTGACCGAGCACGGAAATCCGGGTAACGCGGTAGACGCGGTCGTCGTACACCAACCTGTCCCTGACGTACTGACCGTGCTTGACGTCCATCGCCGCCAGCCCCGCCAGCTCCAGGCCAGCGACCGGCACCGTCACGTGCAAACTGTCCGTCCAGTAGAGACCTCCCTGCATCCTGTCCGGGTTGCCTTCCTCACGAATGAGGCGGATCACGGGAATCCGGATCGGGCCAGTGAAGACCCGACCGCCGGACGACGGCTCGTCATAGACGGGGTGGTAAGCCGACTCTGTGCGGCTGTAGCGGTAGTACTCCGCCCAGTCGCCCCACACGTCCTGGTGATCCACCATGGCGTCGTCGGCCAGGCCGCCTTCGTAGACGTGATCGAAGCGACCGCGCTTCCTGTCGAGACGGCTCATCAGTAGCCAAAGCCTCCCCAGACCGGGGACGGGATGCCGGACTCGTCCTCGTCAGGGATGTCACGGTCAGGGAGCTGGCGGATGGGCAGGCCGTGCTCGTCGTACTCTCTCGCGGCGAAGACGGGGACGTAGCGGCCGGTGAGGTAGGAGACACGGCGTAGCGTGCCCTGCTCGATCTTGTAGAGGCCGACGTTGAGCTGCTTGCACAACTGCTTGTAGCGGTCGGTCAGCACGTCGATCGTCCGCATGATCTGCGCCCAGCGCTGGCCGCGCGGCAGATGCGTGCCCTCGGCCGTGGAGATGTCCATGTCGGAGCTGGCGTCCGTGAGCATGGTCCACAACGCCTCGATCGTCGCCAGGATCGCAACGCAGTCGATCTCGATAGCAGGCAGGTTGGCCAGAGTCTTCTTCTCGCGCCGGATCTTGATGAAGCCTGTGCCCTCCTCGCGGAAGCGCGTCTGGAGGAACTGGCCGTGGCAGTGCTGCCGGGCTGCCGTGTCTACGAAGCGCGTGATCTCCGAATCGGCGAACATCGAGTACGCGGTACCGGACACTGCGAGGCGCGAGCCGACCGGCACCGGATCCACCAGCGTCAGCAGCCCCGTGCGCGTGTCCAGCAGGAAGAGCGCGGGATCGATCGGCGCTGGCACGCCATTGGTGACGATGCGAACCTGGACCGTCGCCGGGTCGATGTTGCGGACACCGACCTCATAGGAGTCATGGCCGCCGTCGAAAGACTTGAGGAAGCTTGCGCCCAGGTCGCCGATTTCAGTCCGTACCCGAGCGATGAAGTCAGCAGTAGTGGGCACGCTTCTATTCTCGGCTCTGCCCGATTTCTTTTGTTAATGACGAAGGCCCCCGAGAGATTCGGGGGCCTCGCCAACCATCCTCAGGGTAGCGATTCTGAGGAAGCCTAGGACTCGCTGATGGACAGCTTTGCGACGGCGATCTGAAGCGCCTGCCCATTGACGGGCTGCTGCGGGCTGTCCAACTGCCACTTGTAGAGCACCTTGCCGCTGGTGCCCACCGGAACCGTCACCAGCACCGCGTGGGTAATCGGCACCGTCACATCCTGGGTGACCGGGCCGAAGGTGATGATGCCGCTGTTGGAAATGACGCTCGGCCGGGCCAGCGTCGCATCCGTCCACGTGACAACCTGCCGCGAATAGCCCGGCGTGGTCAGCTCCGGGAGCGAGGTCATCTCGACGTTATCGGCCACATTGGCGGTCAGCAGCGCGAGATACGTGGAGAAGGTACCGGTGTACTCCAGGTTCTTCCCGACGTAGTAATTAAGCTTCGTCCGCGCCCCGTGCGCGGTGGGGTTACCTGGCATTGCTTACGACACCTTCTGGAACATGACGACGAACTCGGGAACAGGGAGGGCGAGGAAGCGAATGCACCCATCGATGCACGTGTACTGGAAGAGAACGGAGTCATATTCCGAGTAACCGATGCCGGGAGTACCGGACGGGTAGATGCCGAGGATCTCCACCTCAGTACCGGCAGGCAGCGCGCCGGGGCCAACGCCCCAGTCGTCAATGAGCCGCCAGGTCTCGCCTACCTCAGGAATGATCGTGGGGTCGCTCATTAATGCCAGACCAGGCCCTTCTGCTCCAGAATCAGAGCGACATGACTGGGGACGCGGTAGACGACACCGCGCTTGAAGTCATAGGACGTGCCCGGACCCACGGTCATCTGCTCGATATCGCTGTTCACCCGAATCTTGCGAGATGCCTCGCCGGTAGCGGAGCCGATCTGAATCTCGCCCGCGTCGGCCGCGACGGGCTCGGCAGGCTTGGTGTAATCGACCTCGGTCTCCTCATCCGCATTCAGCGGAACAGTGCCGGTGATGGTCGAGAGCTGACCGGCGCGAGCCGCCAGCTCCTCAGCGTGCTTCTCCGCCAGTTCTTCAGCGATACGCCCAGTGACGTCTTGCGGATTCTTGCGCGGACGTCCAGCCACAGTTTCTCCAAAACGTTGACGACGACTAGTCACATCAAGTTTGGAGAACGTCCCCGAAAAAGTGTTAATGTCCGATTCTCGAAGATAGCTGTTTTGCTTGGTATGCAATCTGATGAAGAGTTTGACGTCATAGCCCAGAAGCGTGTACCTTTGTCCGCATGAAGTTCCCGGACGGGAAAGAATGCCCGACCTGTCACGAAACCAAGACCGACTTCCGAGGCGACGACTGCCAAGCCTGTTACCGGCGAGCGAGGCGGCGGGAGGCGGGTCTGAAGCGAGACCCCGACAAGCCGCCAATGAGCGCGGAAGTCCTCACCGCCAACACGAAACGACTGAAGGCTCCTGCCGGTGCCTTCCTCCAGAAACCGTGTCTCGAATGGACCGGCCCGGTGGACAGCAAGGGCAATCCCCGCTACTGGGACTCCTCGCTGTACGTCGAAGGTGAGAAGAACAGCGGGCATGTGAACGTTCGCCGCTGGGTCGTCGCCCAGCGCGGCCCGCTCGCAGACGACGAACTCGTCAGGCTCATGTGCGGTAACCCCCTCTGTCTGGAGGAGAGCCACACAACGATCACCAACAAGTCGCAGGCTGCCAGGGACCGCAACACCAAGCGCGGCCAGAAGAATCGGGCCGAAGAGCTGGTTGAGCAGCTCCGCCTGATCATCCCCGAGAATCACGAGCTGGACGACGTGGGCACTGCCGACGCCTACAAGTTGACTCGTATCTATGAACTCCTGTGGGGCAAGCCCCACCCTCAAGCATCGGAGATCCAGTGAAGCTCTTCGTCAACAGCCACACGTTTCTGCCTGTCGAGTGGTCCAAGGCCGTAGGCCAGACGCATGTGCACAACAGCGCGCACCTGGTAGTCATCGCTGCGCGCAAGAGCGAAGGGCAGGCCATGCTTGTCGAGCGTGGACAGTCCGAAAGCCTGATGGACGCTACCAAGCTCGTCAGCCACAGCAGGCTCAGCACAGACCTGAAGCTTCTCACCGGGGCCGGAGTGATCGATCTGGAGACTCCCGCCGTCTACATCTTCAACCGTGGCGTGAAGAATGATCCGGTGTTCCGCGTCGAGCCCGACGGCACCCTCACCCCCGTGGCCTACTTCCGCTATGAGTCCAAGGTCGGCGGACGTGATCTGTTCATCGAGCCTGTTACGCCGCGCATGCTGGCGCGCGAGCGAGTGAAGGCGTTCCTGGAGGCTCGCGCCTTCGTCACCCAGGGGGGTCGGCACAGCACCATGGACAAGAATGTCGTCGCCGCCGCCGGTAACAAGGACGGCGAGGTGGTAGAGCTTCTGCGGGCCGATCTGGAGCTGCTGGTTTCGGAGGATCAGGCCGAGTGAAGCTGCGGTTCAGGTGTGAGATCCGGGTTGACCGCGACCGCTGGATGGACTGGCACGCCGACGGCAAGGAAGATCTGGATATCGCCATTGGCCACTACATCAGTGCCGGGATCGACTACCTCCCCGGATTCTGCGACACCGACGCCATCATCCGGCGCTGGGGCGGCTCCAAGCCGCAGACGTACGAGTGGACGCTGGAGGTCAGCGCAGCGAGCTGGGAGAGCTGGGCAGGAATCCGGCCCGGCCGGACGCGCCGAGACATCATCGACTACACGACGTACGCCATCCCCTGGATGTTCGCCGGGCTGGAGCAGACCAAGGCCGATGTCATCTGGCACGGCGTGACGCCCGTGGACTACTCCACGCCGGAGAAGCGGCACGAGCTGCTGTGGCGCTGGCCAACGTCGCGTTCGTGCGACTGCTGGGGCTCGTAGCAGAGGATGAGTGAGTGATGGACGAAGAGCAGTGGATTCTGGAGTACACCGACCACGGCGTCTTCTGGCGTGAAGATGCCGGAGAGTCTCGTAGACAAGCCCTCGCCTATGCCGACTTCCTCATGGTGGAGCGAGGCGCTTCCCTCGCCAGGCTGCTCCGGCCAGATGGCACAGTCGAGCTGGAGGACAAGGCGCTGGACGAGGCGGCTTTCAACTCAGGTGAGTAGCCGTCTCTCAAACAGGGGCAAGCCCCCAGCTCCCACGCGCGGAGTTGGGGGCTTCTTCATGCCCCAGTTAGACGTCCCAGAATCGCTCTGGTAGTCTCTGATACAGGGGTTGAACTGGAAGATCAGTTCGTCTCGATCAAGACCACGGACTGGTCCGTAATGAGACCCAGACCCCAGATAGCGTACCAGGCCAGGAGGTGCTCTCGGCCGAAGTCCTGGATGCCGCCGTCCCTCAGTTCGACCGGCAGCGAGATGGCGTGCCCGAAAGCGTTGTCACCCAGAACGACCGCCTGGTACACTGACTGGCCTGCGGGAACGTCGATCGCCTTGCCGAGAGAGACGTCCTCGTACTTGCCGCCGATCTCCGCCCGAGTGGCGGTCGTCAGCTTCGAGACCTGCGTGCTCTCGATGAACACGACGTCATCGATCCTGCCGATCTCGCCGATCTGGAAGTTCCCTGGGGACGCGTACTGGGTCATGTTGATCCAGTTCGGGTCGTCCCGGAGTCGGCGGGACTGGTGCGGATGTACGAAACACACGTACGAATCGCCCAACCTGGGTGTGTTTTTCGTACTCAGGGTCTCGACTGCGTCCTTGATCGCGGAGACGGTCAGGTGGTAGTTGCCGGTCAGGCCCATCCGCATGGAGAGCGTGCCCGCAGCCTCGCCCGGAACCTGGGTCGCGGTCGGCAGCGTGCCCAGATCGAACGGCGACATCCTCGTCTGCGGCGAGGTGGACATGATCTTGTCGTAGCCGTACAGGTGCGAGGTGGCCTGGAGGAGCGTGTTCCTCGCGCTCTCATCCAGGTAGGTCGCCATGTTGCGCCCGAGCAGGCGGCTGGCGGTGGCCATGACGTCGTCGAACGAGGCGTTCAGCAGAAGCTCGGTGACGCCGATCGCGTAGCCGTGCTCACTGACAGTAATCGAGAACTGGGTGGCGGTGAGCGCGGCGGTCTGCATCCGCACACCTTCAACGAGCTGGCTCGCCTTGCCCAGGTTGTTGTAGCGCGTAAAGTTGATCGAAAGTCCGGGCTGGACGCCAAGTTCAGTCTTCTTTACGGCAAATTGTTCGAATTTTAGCACCGGCATGGCCTGGAACAAGATCTCCTTGCTCCAGATGGTCTGGATGACCGGCGACAGCATAGAGTTAGCACCACCCGTGTACGCCGTCGGCGTGGCCGACAGGTTGGGGGTACCGGTGATTGCACTAGGCATGAAGAGACGTACTTCCTATCCGAAGATTCCACGGTTGGAAGCCGACGCTCCGATGACCTGGCCACGGATCTTGGCCCACTCGGAGATCGGCATGTCGTTTAGCTCGGCGTTGGAGTACGTCTTCGTGTTCAGAGAGTTGTCCATGGGGCCATCCATCGGGGTGTATCCGTAGGGAGACACGCCCTGCTGCTCGGCAGCCAGCGCAGTCTGCGCCGCTGCCAGCTCCGAAGTGATGGCGTCGGTCTTGGCGATCATCGTGGCGATGGACGCCTCGACCTCTTCGGGGCTGTTGCCGGTGATCAGGTCGAGGAGCTGGGGCGCGATGCGCTCCCTCTCCTCGTTCACTCGGGTCTGGATATAAGCCTGGAGCTGAGCCATCTCCTTCTCCTTCTGGAAAAGGACCCGCTCCCGCTCGCGCTCAGCCTCGATCGCGGCAAGCTTGGCCTCGAACTCGGCCTTCTGCTGAAGGACGAGATCCCGTACGGACATCTCCTCCTCAGCCTTCTGGCGCTCGGCCTCGGCACGCTGCCTCTCGGCTTCGGCCTTGGCGTCGTCCTCGGCCTTACGCGCGGCCAGCAGCTCCTCAAGCTGGGACTGCATCGTGCGCGTTCGCTCCTCGGCCTCCGTCAGGCGACCGTAGAGCTTGTCCTTCTCCTGCTGCCTCGCCCGCTGAATGTCCTCGGCGGTGTAGCGGCTATCAGAAGTCGGGGCCGGGGAAACCGGAGCGTCCACGACGTCTCCGGGCTGCTCACTGAAAATCTGGTCGGGCACTTAGCTCGAATCCTTAGAATTTGTTTTCCGGATTCTGGCGTTCAGGCGTCTTAGCGCCGTATGCCTGTGTCACGAGTTCGGTCATCAATGCTTCTTCGGCACCTGCCATGACTGCCGGTTGCCCGATAGCCGTGGGAGGCGTGTTGCCCGCAGTATCCGAATTCGTGGTCCCAGTGAGCGGGGCCGGGGCACCGTCACCCGTAGGTGACATCCCCGTCATTTGGAGAATAGCAGAAGCGATTTGCGCAGTAATAAGGTCCAGGGCTCCCTGTTCCTTAGCGTCGCGCACCTGCTCTTCAAACAGCTCTTGCAACTTCTCGTCGGCGAATTCCTCGCCCATATCCTTGAGAGCGCCGCGCTTGGACTCCAAGCCAAGGCCCATACGGAGCTGGATTTCGTTGAGCTTGATGAGGTTGTCCACCGGCAGCGGCGGAGGCCACTCACAAGCCGTCTGGTAAACGAGCGGGTCGCGAGGGTCAATGACCAACGGCTGACCGTCCTGGATGATGCCGTCGGTGTCCGGGTCGTACTTCAGAGTTTCAGGCTCGAAGAGAAACAATGTCCTCAAGATCAGCTCGTTGATACGCCGAAGACCCTGCGTGTACTGCCGCTTTTTTGCGTTGTATCTCTGCATCATCGGGAACATTTGCAGAGCGAGGGCAACGCCGGAGGTATTGGAGATCGGCTGGGCCTGACCCAAGGAACTCTCTGGGACGCCCATCATCTCATGCATGGCGCGCTTTAGCGTCTCCATCCATTGGAGAGGCCATTGCAGATCTACGCCGTTTTCGAGGTTGAAGACCTTGGCGTCCGGCGGCAAGCCACCCCAGATCTTCCGCGCGCCCTTCTCCAGGTTGTTCACGCGAGCGCCAGTGATCACCGTGACAGGTGCCGAGTGGTAATTGATGATGTCACAGATGGCTACGGCAAGCTCGTTGTACTGCTGGTTCAGGGGGATGATGTCCTCGATGTCCGACAGCCCCCACGGCGATCCCGAGACGGAAACATTGGGGATGTGGACGATCGGGATGACACCCAGAGGGTTCTTCCGCCGGTTGATGAGCTGGTCATCCACCCACTCTTCTATAAGGTCCTCGGTGATGATCTCCTGGTAGGTGAAGACCTTCCTGGTCCCATCATTCGTGGTGGCCCAGAATTTGTAGCGAAGGCGGAAGCGCACGAGCCTCTCGCGGTCGTGCGGATGCCATTCTGGGAAGCAATGCGCCGCGTTGAGCGGAAGCACACGCACACGACCCGCGTGCCAATTCCGGGCACGATCGACGTACGGCTTCTCGTACGCGATCTTCACGAAGCAGTCACCGCTTACCGAGCCGTTCTCGCCCATCTCGGCCAGCACGGTCGGCTTGTCGTTGTCCACCTCCCACACGCGGTTCAAAAGCGCGGGAATGATGTGTTCGTACTGCTTGGCAGACGTGAAGTGGACGCCACGGGAGAACGTGAAGTCGTTTACGAATCGGGTAAGCGCCCGAACGTAATTGAAGGTAAGCTGCGGCTCACCATATTCTCGACGGCTAGCCCAATGCCAGCCGAGATAGAAGGCCCAGTTCCGCGCATAAGTAGCGGTTGAGACGCGGACCGCTCACCTCCCATTCCTGGTCCGACAGTTCGACAAGACCAAGCGGGGAGATTGACACGGTCAGCCCGCTAGCCTGCTGGCTCGGACTGTAAAAATTGAAGCCGCTCAACCTGGCATCACCTCCTCACGCAAATAGCCCGAATTGCTCACACAATTCAGGCTATTTGAGTTGATGTGAAGAGTTGTAATGCCTAACCGAGCGCGACCAGCGGAACGCGATGGTCGAGCTTCATTCCCGCGAAATCGAGGTAGGGCGGAAGCGCCACCTTAGTGCCAAGGACGGACGAATACACATCGCCCGACCCGTACCGTTCGTCCCAGACGTAAGGCTGTACGGCAGGGATCTGCACTGCCATGGGGTCCGTGAACTCCACCATCAGCCAGGCCGTCCACTCACTGGAGCGTGCGGGGAGAGTACGGGGGAAGTCCATGTAGGTCCAGCCAGCTCCCTCCGTGTTGAGCGTGACCCCGTAGGAGACCCCGAGTGGAAGGAGCTGTGCATCCCCCGCCTCATTCTCCGGCGTGCCGTAGACGGCAGCTCGAACGCGGCCCTTGACATTGGTCTTGCGTACCAAGGCGATTGCCGCCCCACGAACGTCCTGACCAGCGGGCACCTGCATGCGAATGGCCCAGGTGCTAAGGAACTCGGGGTCCATGACGGCGGCGTTGGTGGCCCAGGACGGCGCGCTCTGCACCGGATACCTGTAGCCGACTCCGACTGGAGTATCAGGCAAAGGGACCTCTCTTCTTGAGTAGGGGGTGATCAGGCGGAGCGGGCGATGGCCGCGTTGCCCCACATCATCGTCTCTTCGAGATGAGTGATCGCCAGAGCCTTCTCCCGGCTTTCCGGGAGAAGCTCGTTCAGCGACCCGGCCAGATTCCGGCAGAGGCGGCGGATGGTCTCGTGGGCCACCACCGCCTTCTCATCCGGCTTGTGGTAGTTGAAGCGGTTGTCGAGATCGCCGGGCGTCATGATCAGTCGTTGACCTGAGCCGGGTTGGTCCGCATGTAGTGGCCACCCGAGCGAGTGACCTGCTCGAACTCGCGCTCGCCGTGGTTGCCCAGGCCGCCATGCGCGAACTCGCCCAGGTAGGTCGGAGCCTCCACCCACGCGGCGCTGCCGACGTGCGCCCGCTGCTGGAGCGTCTTCTCCGGCGGCTGGACCCAGGTCGGGGTGACACGGTTCGGGCGGCCGGGAGCCGTCACGTACCCGTTGTTGACGCCGAGCTGGAAATCCGACGGGACATCGGTGTCGCTGGCGATCCCCTCCTCGAAACGAAGAGGACCACGCCGCGCCTGGTTGGCGGCCATCTTGCGCTCATAAACCGGCGTGATCCGCTCGGGGATGTGCGGGGCCGGAGAGAGCGGCGAAACGTTCTCTGCCATTGATGAAACTCCTTGAAAGCCGTAGCGCTACATTTCCAGGCTAGGATCAGAGAAGTTTCATTTGTTAATAGAAGGGGTTGTTCGCCACTTCCATCACGGGCATCTGCGTCTCCTGCGTCAAAACACAGGCGAGCGCCAAACTATCGGCGTAGTCGTCGAAAGCGCCAGTTTCATTCGGAGCTTCCGCCATCATGTTCGGACCCTTGAATTCGACCTGGAGATCCTCCATCTGCTGCACGAAGCGCCGGTAAGTCCGCAGCCGCCGAGTCTTCGCATGCGCAGGCCAGCCGATCATCCGGCGTTCAAGGAGCTGGTTGAGATGCTTCCACCGCTTGCTCTGGTCACCGGCCATGGACCCCAGCTCCACGATATTCGCGCGAGGCATCAGGACCTTCAGGCGCGAGGCCACCGCGTCACCTACGCCGCCGACGTCGATGCCGATGGCGAAGATGTTGTAGTTCGAGAGAAATTCGGTGATGCGGTAGTACTGGCTCTCCCAGTCCATGCCTTCCAGATCGAGCCAGTTCAAGATCCGATGCTCATACATCCCGAATTCGTCGGGGCGATCCCAGTCCACCCAGACCACCGTCACAATGGTCGAGTCCTGCTTTCTGGCGGGGTCGATTCCGACGACCACGGGCGTCTGATGCCAGTACTTGACGGCCTCCATGCTCTTGTCGCCCAGAGAGTCCAGGACTTCGCGGGTCGTGAACATTCCCTTTTCGAGAAGCCACATCAGCCTGAAGGACAGCTTGAACTCGTCGGAGTCCTCGCCGACCCGCAAGATCTCCTTCTTGACGTATTTCCCGTAGCGAGGGTTCGCCTTCGCCGCCGCTTTCCAGTCGGCCTCGAAGTGATTGCACCTTGCGCCTCGACGGCTAGCCAGTCTCTTGTTGAGCTGGATCGCCTTGTAGAACACGCCCTTCTCATAGCTCGGAGTGCCGGTGAAGACCATGGTCGCGTTGGTGCTCGCGCCCATGGGGGCGATTGACTTGTTGACCATCCGGTCATCCGCGCCTTGGCACTCGTCAATCAGGATCAGGTGGTAAGTCCGGCCTTCAATGATGGCTCGCGGGTGACAGGTCTGCCGACGCACCAGGGAACCCGAGCGAAGCGTTACTGTCCGGCCCTTTCCCTTGAGCGCGTCATTGATTTCGGGCTCGGCCATGATTTCCACCGCGCGCTCGCTTGTGAGACGACTCACAATACGCGAGAAAAGGGTGTCCGCCTGGTCATCGACCGGCGCGAAAGCACCCACCCAGAGCCCCTCCTTGAAGTGCCCGAGAAGATCTGGGTAGATGCGCGCGAGGACCGGCAGCATAATCATCAGAGCGGCGACAACATTGGCGACAGTTTCAGATTTTCCGGACTGCCTGGAAAATAGGGCAGTGATCGTCGCGCCATCCCCGATAATCACAGACTCGATCAGCCGCCGAGCGAAGGGACGCTGATAGTGATACAGCGGATGGCCACTCAGAGTATCGACCACGACCATCAGCTTGTCCACGAGCATGGCCACAAACTCGGCCGTCAGCTCGTCCAGCTCGACTTCCGTATCAAGACGAGCCTGCCGCTCGGTCTCGGTCTCGTCCGTCAGCTCTTCATCAAGATATTCGTCGTCTACCAGTTCCACTATTCATACCCTCGAAACCCCCTTTTCGAGCGTACAAATAGAAAAAGCCCGGATATGAATCCGGGCTTCTTATGAGCCGTACGGTATCTGGCCCGGTGGTCGTCTCGGGATCCCAAGCTGGCGCAGCACGCGGGTCACCTCCGAGCGCTCCATGCCGAACATCTCCCCGAGCTTCGTTGTGGGGAGCTGGCGCACGTCATACAGATAACCAATGATCCGATTGCGCGCCTCCTGGCGGCTGATCGTGCCGCGCAGGTACTTGCAGGCCGCGCTACAGGAGACCGCCACTCGCTTGTCGGCGTAGGCGACGAAGGAGCCGCAGCCCTTGCAGTACAGGATCTCGCTCACCGCAGATGGCGCTTCTTGATGAGCTGGAGGGCGGTGATCACGTCGTCGATCGCTTCCAGGGGGACGATCGCGCCCGCGCCGTAGGGCTCGCGGCCGGGAGCCGGGTTGGTGACGTAGTCGATGATCTCAGCCACACGCTCGCCGGTCGCAAGGATCTGGGTGTCGCAGACGTGGATGGCCCGTGAGCCGAAGGAGATCTGCGCTATGACTGAGCGCTCCACAACCGGCTCGTCCGACACCGCTCCTCCAATGTGTGTGTAACTGGCCCAACGCTACAACAATCGAAATCTGTCGGAGCGCTGCGGTACCGTCGTCCTAGGTCGCTTGAGGGCGGCCTGTGGCAGCCTCCGGGCTGAGCATTGAAACGCACTGACGCCGCACGCCCTGCGCTGCGTGTGGCGCTTCCTGTCATGCCGACGAAGGAGAGGTGCGATGCCCGAGACCATGCCCGCCGCCGAAATTTGGGGCCGGATGGCGGCGCTGCTGGCCAGGAACCTGCCGACAGGCTTCAACGCGGACAAGATGCTGGACCGATGGCTCCCCAATCCCGCAGCCCAGTTCGCCTACCTCAACAGGTACGTCAAGTGGGCCAGAGGTAGGAAGCGCGTCACACGGCAAGCCATAGGCAAGGACAACAGGACCGACCTCATCTGGTCGCTTCACGCGGGGTCGCCCACGACGGCCGACGAGAAGACTTACCTAGAGCTGGCCGAGCTGCTCGACAAGGACAAAGATGCCCCGCCAGCTCGTCCGATGACGATGCTCGAAGAGGAGCAGTTCTGGCGCGGCGTCTACGCGGTCAAGTTCGAGGAGGCGGAGGGCTCTTAGCCCCAACCCGATCTTTACAAACAAAACCGCCATTCCACCTAATCTGGGAAAGAGTTCCCTGTACCGGAATGGCGGTTTTTGTGTTCATCGCAGCTCTCGCGGTCCTCGCAGCGGAAGACCCAGGTCTCTCGCTCGCGAATCCCATTGTGCTCGGCCCTATCGCCGGGTTCATCTTCGCCGTTTTCGTGTACGAGGTCATCGTGCCGGGCAAGACCTTCCGGCGCGAGCAGGAGGAAAACGCCCGGCTCCGCGAGCTGGTCGAGACCGTCATTCCCCTCACGGCGAAACTGGTAGAGGTATGCGAACAGAACACCGAACTGATCACGCGGAATACCGAAGCGTTTCACGAGGTGACGGCGCTCCTGCGGACCAGGGACCAGTAACGGACGTCGATATCATCGAGACCCACAAGCGCACTATGCAAGCGCACCTGGCGACCCTCGATGAGATTCTCGGCAACAATGCGCGGCTGCTGAGGGCTTGGAAGTTCTGATGTATCGAGAGATGTGCGTCATCAAGGACGGGTACCACTACGGCCCCGAAAACTGCTACCACACGCAGGAGCGGGACGAATTCGGCGAGATCAAGCCGTGGGGCTGGACCGTACAACAAGAAATCGCGCCGGAAACGCCATAATGGGACAGGTACGTACCTTCCCTTTGAAAGGCGAATAAGTGGCTAAGACCATTGACGGCGACGAAGCTTCGATCGGCTGGACCGTCCAGTCCCCTTTCCCGAAGCCCGATGACGTGGATCACCGCGTCGGCAACACCTTCACCGCCGACCAGCTCCCCGACCCCGAGGCCCAGCGCGCCGCCGGTATCGACCCCGACCAGTGGAAGCGCGGCATCGTCTTCGAGGCCGTGGAGCCCGCTGAGGCGGCCGACGAGGCTGGCGAGTAGCCAGACACCCCACACGCCCCCAGGCGCGCTCCTGGGGGCTATGGAGCACCGAGAGGAGTACCCGTGGCCGAAGAGCGCCGAGAGCCCATCCCTTCGTGGGACGACCTAGCGCGCTACGCGAAAAGCAAGGCCGACGAGTGGTCAAGGGAATTCCTCTCCCCGCCGCCCCGCGACGAGGACGGCAACGAGCTTCCCCGCATCGACCCCAGGGTTCGGACCCGATTCGGCCAGGACCAATGGGACCACATTGAATGGGCCGAAGACCAGGATGAAGACGACCTCCTGCCGTACCGGCCCACCCCCAGCTCCTTCCCGCCGCGCCCGAGAACCCAGGCGGCCGGATACAGCCGCAGGCGGAAAGAGCTGCGCGTCCAGTTCCGCGACGGCTCGCGCTACGTCTACTACCAAGTTCCTCCGAACGTGTGGAAGAACTTCAAGCGCGTCAAGTCGCCCGGCAGATTCATCAACCGCGTGCTGAACCATTACAGCTACGAGCGGGAAACCGAGCCGCTGATCGATGACCGCATCTACGATCGGTTCCGCACGAAGGGGTATCGCACGGCCAACCCCAGCACCTATCGCAGGCGCACGCGTTAACAAATCGGGCAGCAGTCTCAATAGGCTTCCGACATGCCCCAGACCTTCGACTTCGGCCCGAAACAGGAATCTGAGTTCGGCATGCAATACCGCAAGTACTTCGCCCATTGGATCCGGCTGAACCGGCTCGGTCCCGTCTTCGAGCGGCGCACCACCCTTACCCAGGAGCCGCCCTACCTCGTCGGCCGCAGCGCCATCCTCCATCTGTGGGGCACGAAAATCGGGCTGGTCGTCGGCAAGTGGACCGGAGAACGCCTAGACGAGGATAACGCCCTCCTCGCGGCGCTCAACTGCATCGACAAGGAAGAACTCCCGAAACTCGGCGAGAACGACACCGACTGGGAAGACGATGAGCCAGCCGGAGCATGAGCCGTACTTGCGCATCATCGAAGACACGATGCGCACACTCCTCGCCGAATTCGCCGACGGCGACCCCGACATTGAGTGGCACCTGCTGAATGAGATGGAACTGACATGAGCCTCTTCAAGCGCAAGCCCAAGACGCCGACACCCGAGCACCGCGACGAGATCCGGGAGAAGGCCGCCCAGCGCATGGCCCAGCTCACCCCAGCCGAGATCACGCACTACGCGGAGGAGTACCTGGGACTGACCTGGAAGTGCCTCGATGCCTACAAGCGCGAGGCTGACACCGCGTACCTGGTGGAGTTCCTGACGAACCTCTCCACGCTCGACGGCATCGCCGACGCCCTCGCCGTCCACCACGTGTGACCTACGCCACAAGTCAACCAGTTACTGGGTTAGAAGAGGCCAAGAGCCACCAACGGCCACGATTAACCCATGGCGACACGCAAGACCACCACCAAGACACCGAGAGACGTCATGTGGGACGTCCCCACCATCGCGGCCTTCATCGGCAAGGGCGAGCAGTGGGTCTACCGCAGCGCCCGCGCCCACGGCCTGAACCTCTTCGACATCGGCGGCAACAACCTCCGCGCCCTACGCAGCGACGTCCTCCAGTGGGCCTTCCGCAACGCCGACGACCCAGACAAGTGCATCCAAGCCGTCCTCCAAGAGGCAGCCTGAGACCAGGCACCACGAAGGCCCCAGCCCATCACGGACTGGGGCCTTCAGGCATCTCCTACGCAGCCACAGGCCGCCCGGCCTCCAACGCCGACCCGATGAGTACGCCACCCTTCCGCTTCTGATCCGCGATCAGGTGGTAGTAGCGCTTGAAGGTCGTGTTGATGTCGTCATGCCCCATGAAGATCGCCACAGCGGCGATGTCCTGGAGTTGGATCGTCATGTGCGTCCCGAACCAGTGCCGTAGCCCGTGCGGGATCAGCTTCTCATTCCCCACCCGGATCGAGGCCATCTGGAAGGCGTCCTGGAAGCTCGAACGACCCACGGGAAGTCCCGGCCTGCGAGGCGATGGGAAGAACGGGCCTTTGAGGATCCCGAAGGTCTCACAGTGCCGCTCGATCTCCTCTCTCAGGGTGTCGCAGATCGGAATCTCCCGGAACTCGCCTTCCCGCTTGCCCTTCGGCGGCGCGTACTTGGAAGCGGTAGTCCACTGCCTGGAGACCCGGAAGACGCCTTCCCTCCGCACGCACTCAGTTCCCGCCGCGCAGATCTCCCCGGCGCGAAGTCCCGCCAGACTTCCCAGGAACACCGCCAGCCGGTACTTCTCAATGATCTTGTCGGCCAGCTCCCAGACTTCCAACGTCTCAGGAAGATAGGCCACGGCATCGGGAACCGGCTCCAGCTCGACTTCCCGCGCCGGGTTGTCGAACCGGAAGTCCTCCTTGATCGCCGCGTCTAAGATCCCGCCCAGAATCGCGGACACGATCATGTCCACGTTCCCCTTGTTCACATCCTCGGCGTAGAGCCGGGTAGCGAGCTTCTCTACATCCGCCTTGTTGATCTTCCCGACCGGCTTCTTCTGGAACTCGGGGATGAGCTGGTTGGCGATCTTCGACCGGTAGGTGACCTTCGACCCCTCAGCGAGATCCCTACGGTTCTCCAGCCACTCCCAGGCGAACTCGTCGAAGGGCGGGCTCTCGCCCTTGAGATAGCCAGGGATCCGGCCCTGTGACTTCTTCAGGTCATTGATCTTGGTCCGCATGTCCGACGCCTCTTTGTACGTCTTGTACCGGCGCTCGAACTGGTTCCCGTTCTCATCCTGGATCTGGAGGCGGTAGACGCAGTTGCATCGTGACTTACCATGGGGGCAGTCGGTAACCCCGCGCTTGGGCAGGATCTTCCGAATCGTTCCTTCGCCCCAATTTACGCGGGCCATCAT